GCATATCGTCCGGCATAGCCTCCGGGTAATCGGTTTTGCAGGCAACGCATTGGCAATCTGAGTCATGTGCCGTGGCAGGGCGCTTGATTTGCAGCGGCTTACCACGTGGACCTGAATACCATTCGCCTTCTACTGGTGTCTCTGGCACGGCTGCCATGGCAGGCTCGGCGGCGAGCAGGGCATTGAAACAATCCTGTAATTGCATCGCGGCAAAGCGCCTTTGCCAATGATGAACTTCCATTAGCTCTGTGGTGATATCATCGGGCGTTCCCAGTTCATGCAGCATGCTCGCGGCCTTTTCTATCGCTTTATCCAACTCCCTAAACTTTCGCTCGCGGTCGCTCAACGTTTCCTCCTTTTCCGGTTAAGGGTACCCTCAACTAAAAATGTTAAGAGTACCCATATCACCGGAATTGCGATGTAGGTCAAATCAAACCGCCATTGCTCCCTTGGGGCCTTCCTGAAGTGATCGGATGTTATAAGGAGCAATCTTGGCTCGTTTTTCTCCTTTGTAAGTGTCGTGTTCGACCTTGACGAAACACTCACCCGAGTTAAGCCGTTCGGGATCGTGACCTTCGGGGCCGGGGAGGTACCCTACGGCTTCATAGTACGCTTTCAACTTCGCGAGTGCGTGAGGTTGGAGGGAACAGTTGTCCATGATTAACTTACCAACATGAGGTTCGTTTTGTACCCGGAGGAACAACCACCAGACGAGTTCACCTGGGGTGTTTTCACTGGGTTTTTCCTGACCTTTCTCAATCCGGACTCTATACCAGCCCTCGTTGGCGATATCACCCCACTTGTCGACCTTGGACATGTCATGAGTGTAGACAGGCATTCTTCATTCTCCTTTTCGTTTTCTGATTATTTCCTCGACGCATAACCTAAGTGCGTCGGTTACAGCGGGTGTAAATTGAGATTGGGCAATATCGTATTGGACGGGACCTTCATCCCTCGCGTTGCCCCCGCGGAGGATTAGGACTTTAAGCTTTGGCCAGCAATCAATCACTGTTACGGTGAAACTCGTGTTTGGCATATTTCAATCCTCGTCCCCGAAAATTTCGTCGGAACCTTTTGCGCACCATTTCCAACAATCGCTTCCCGCTTGATGGTAGAGGCCCCCACCGTATTGTTTCATAACTTGCGTAAGAAGGGGTTTGAAATCGTTAATTAACCAAGCACCAGCTGATAAGTGAGGTCCGTTAGAGGAAATGCCTGCGTAACCATCACCCTCGAAGAAGCCTGCAAGGTATTCAGGAGTTAACTCACGCATTAGCGGCCTCTAGGTCGGATATGAATTTGGGATAGTCATCGCTCTCTTCACTGTTATATTGACTAAGGGTTATCCCTTCCGGGAATTTGCCATCTTTCCCTTTAAGAACACTTGCACCCCGGTCGATATCAAAGATATGCATTGGTCTCGGGAATGTAAGTAACGCTCTCGTCTTGCCAACACCAGGTTCTCCGTAAACAAGCCATATGTACGGAGGAGTCCACGTACACGTAGGCGAAGCCTCCGCGAGTTTCGCGACCTCGGTGTAGTCAGCCGGGAGTACTCCTGCAGCATTGAGGGAAGGAGCGTTAAATCGATCTTTAGCGACCCAGTTATCGCCGCCACCCCCAAGCGCTTCAGGTACACAAATCCAGCTGGGTTTACCATTTACCCTCCTCATTCGGAAGACATTATCGCACGCTCCCATAACTTCGGTTGGACAAGTTGTACCGGGAAGATTGGGCCATCCTTTGACCCCAATTGGATCGGATGGGGGTTGACCTTTGCCTGAGATCATGCCACCACGAGCGTAAATCTTTTCAATCTGCTCGTGAGCGGTCATAACGACTTGGATTCCCTTAAGCTGGAAATCCTTGAACCGTCTGACAACCATGTTGATTCGTTCGGTTGCGCCAGGGTAATTGTTGACCATCCGGATGGATTCAAAGTCCCCAGCGTGTTTCTTCATGTCCTTAGGAGAATGTCAGCCTTGCCCATTCATGGACTGAGTCAATCACTATCGTGTTGTACTTCGGCGACATGTTCATTCACCTCCTCGCGGAAAGATTTGCGCCTATCACCAGCTTCCGTTAGCATATCGAATAAGCGTTCTCTCAGCAGAATTGTTTGGTCGGTAAGTCTACCACCCGAACCTACCGTTTGAGAAATTGCGAGAGCAACTGCAGCTTCTGCCTTCTTGATGAACAGATGTGGACTGACAGCAGTTAAGAACACGAAGATGTCGTCAGCAGCACCTATTCGCCACTGGAAACACTTATTCAACGGATATACACCTCCTCCGAACTGAAGTTTGAGATCGTCAAGAACAGGTTTGTAGTTGTTGGAAATGCTGACTTGCAAAACTCTAAAACCAGTGTTGGTAAAGTTTTGCCCAATACAACCTTCGCCATCGAATAATCCGGCAATATATTTAGGATCAAGCATATTCGATGGGATCCTCCATGTTGTTCTCCTTAAACGCGTCCAACCTTATCCTGCAAGAATCACATCGTCCGCAAGCGTTGGGTCCCCCTTCATAACACGACCACGTAAGGTGAAAGGGTACTTTAAATTCCCGGCCAATAGCCACCACAGAAGCCTTAGACGAGTTGATAATGGGAGCGAGGCAGAGAATAGGTTTGTTATCCTGGTATCCCCGTTTAGTACTGTAACGTGCAAGATGGTTCCAGGCATCGACAAAGATCGGCCTAGTATCAGGGTAACCCGAAAAATCGACTGCGTTGAATCCGGTAACGATTGTTTCAAGGTCATAAGTCTCCGCGATGGATTGAGCAAGTGCGAGCATGATTGTGTTGCGACCGGGTACGTAACTGCGTGGAACTCGAGCTGTCATTTCACTGAGCGCTCGGTCGTGCGGAAGAGGTTCATCCGGGTTAAGTAAGGCGGATGACCTTCGGATAATACATCCAAGACTTGTGAGATCGATAACGTAGTGGGTGAACCCGTAGAAGTCTGCAACTTCTTCAGCTGCTCGAACTTCGCGATGGTGTTTTTGTCCGTAGAGAATAGTAATACCAGCTTTAACCGAGATGTCGTGTTCATGTTGGGCGACAGCGATTGCGGTTGTGCTGTCTAAACCTCCTGACATTAGTGCGATTGCAGTTTGGGACATACCCGATACCTCTCCTGTTGATCTGGATCGTATAATTGGGGTGATTCAACGTTGGCTAGGAGACCGAGGTGACGCCCACACCCACTGCACTTGACAGCGTACCATAAATCTCGATAGCTGACGATTGCGCGTTGACCTTGATCAACTACTGCTTGACCGCCACATTCTCTGCAGGTAAGGATGGGACCTCCATTCCAGGTCTTGCGACCTTCTTCCGTTTCTCTTGCGCAGCGGTAAATCTGTCTTGTAAGATGATTCTTACGAGTTTTTCCTGTTCTGTGTAGTGTTCACCTGGAGCCTTTACTAATGTACATATCGCAATCGCGATAGCTACTTCTTCGTTACGCATCTTTAGGTGAGGGACTACACGGGATAGGAATCTCTGAACTTCATCTGCTTTTTCTAACCAAACTTTCCAGCAGATCGACTTTTGTGGTCCGCTATGTGCGATCGCGCCACCGATATCAGCCTGAAGCTCTTGAATGAAGGGAAGATGGCTTTGTGCAATAGATACTCTTATTCGACCTATGTAACAACCAGGTCCAAAGACTAAGGTAACTGCTCCTTCACCTTCCAGCAAACCTGCTAAATAAGCGTCATTGAACATTTGCTGTCTCCGGAATTGAGAGTCCGAGAAGGGTGTAATACGCCTTCTCTACGTAGTCTTTATCCCGTTGCCTGAATTCCCCCGGATTGGGTTCCCCTCCCCTTTTACAACAATCCCAGTAATCGCAACGGCGATTGTAATCGATGCAGGATTGGGGGTTCCTGTAGAAAGCTCCCTTGCCAACCACGGCAGCTCGCTCGTAATCGCTCGCGATATTGCTGATTTCAGCCTCGAATTGTTGGAGGTCGCTCTCTGAACGTAGGTAAGGTTCGCGTTCCGGACTATAATTGAAACTGAACGGATCTTGATTCTTGGCAGGCTTGGGCATTTTTTCAAGGATGACTCCATTGACGGGGAGGTTGGTGGATTTACGAACCCCGTAGACGTAGGCTGTCAGCTGATGTGACAAATACCATTGATCCCAAAATATGTTTTGTTTCATGCCGCTGGTCTTACGTTCCATGATCCAGATCATGGAATTCCAGGATAGGACCGCATCGGTTTTACCTTTGAGGAAGTGGGGTTGAATGCACTTGGGATTCATACATATGTCAAGGTTGTTCGGAATTTCACCAGCTTCGAACAAGAATTTATGGATGAACCAACAGTGATGTTGAGTATTCGGTAACGGCACTAAAAACTCCACCTCAGGTTTCAACACCGTCCATGTGTCTTTAACATACTGGTCGGCTTGGGCGTTCAACATCCGTTTGACAAGTTCAATGTTACGTTCGTGGAGAACTTGTTCTTCAGGAAGGATGAGTTTGACCTTGGCGAGTTCGGTTCGGTAATGACCCTCCGCTGCTTTAATCGCACCTTCCCGATCTTTCTTAGCGGTCAATACCGCGGCCCCAGCGTGGTAAGCACTTCCTGTTATCAATGGTTCAGCAACCCCGAGTTGGACGAGCCCCTGGTCGTAAAACCATTGCTTACGACGACATTGTTGGAAAAACTGTGAGCGTGAGATGTTAATTATCACTTGTTAACCCTCACTGGTTCAGCCTTCGTAGTCTCCTTCCTGACTGGTACCTCCTTCTTCACCGGTAATGGTGTCCTTACCGGTTCCGATATTCCAATACGCTTCTGTTGTCCGGTATTCATATCCATCCTCCTCTGGGTTGTAGATCAAAGTCGGTTGCAAGATGAAGATTGGAACGTGGTAGTCTCTCAGCCATTCAATGTAAGTGACCTGATCAGCGTTGAGCAAGAACGCTTTCGGGTAAGCAAACTGTGCCCTCCATCCGTGTTCATGTCGGCAGTAACGACCCCAACCGTAGACTTCACCGAGGATTTCACCGTATCCTTTAGCGGTTTCTCGATCGGTGGCTCCGTGAATGCCACACATACATCCGGGACTGGGAGCGGTGTGGTTGGTACTTTTGTTAGTACACACAGCTTCCTGTGGTTTGTCAGGGTACCAAATTGTATCACTTTGGGACACGAGCTGGTTAACCCCAACCGACCAACATTTCCATCCGGTGAGAGCTTCGGTTAGGTCGACTTCAACGTTTTTCCACACGTCAAGGTGTTCGATTGTGACTTCAGGGACTGCTAGAGGAGGTATATTCGCTAACTTCCATGCTTGTCTGAGTTGCTTTCGGTCATAGTAAGGGTTGACACTAAATTTGGTCTGTACCCAGATAAAGTAAGTTTCAACGGACTCAATGAATGTGTCAAAATCGCACTTGGCAACCTGGGTAAACGGGATGTCAGTCCTTATAAACGATAAGGTCACCGATCCGTTTCGTCCCGGGTTGGCGTTAACCTCAATTTCTGGTAACTGAGTCACGTTGTTGCACTGTCACCTTTCTGGGGTTGGCCACCCGAATTTCACCCTGGAAGATAAGGGAATGGTTATAGAGAGCAGCGTGTTGTTCTGCCCACCTAATTACTTCAGATGGTGGGATGACTTCGTTGGACTTAAGTGATTGTTTACACCCACAATAAGCTTTCAACGTAATGGTCAATTGACTTCCTCCTGTTAAGGTTGTCGACCGAGATGGAACTGATTACAACGACATTATACTACAGATTTCTTAACAAAGCAAGGGCCAGTGGTACGTTAGGCCTGTCGGGGACCTGTGTTAGCGTCCCCGACCGTCGGTTGGAGGTGACGTGGCCAACTTGGGTGGTGTTATTCCTCTGTACCCGCGGCGGCGGTTTCAACTTCCACTTGGCTCTCAGCCGCTGTTTCAGCCTGAGCGTTGATTTGCTCCCAGAGGTTGGTGAACCCAGGAACGGTCGCCTTGGTCGCCAACGCAGCTTCCTTCATCGCGTTGAACTTCGCGCGCTGCTTGAGTTGGTAGGCCTTCTGGCTTCCCTTTCCTTGCTGTTTCTTTTGCTGGACCTTTTGGCGAACCCGGACCTTGGTCAACTGCTCGATGAGTTCACTCTGGGGTAGCTTCGCGATCTCGGCGTTAATAGCAGCCATATCGATTGATGGTACCTGTTCATCTGCCATTGCGTTGTGTATCCTTTCATCAGTTAGGATTTCGAGCATGTCGCTCGATTCGATTTGCATTATATAATATCTCGAAAACAAAATCAAGTCCCCAGTGGGAGGTTCTGTTTTGCCCGTTCAACGTAAATAATGGCTGCATGGAGCCAGACAGGGTCATCGACAGCAGCCAGTTTAACATTACAAGCGTGACAGAGAAGACCTCTAACTGTGTTAGTCCTGTGACTATGATCTATACAAGGTTTCTCCATTTGTGCATTGCAGATAGCACATAGACCTTGTTGGTCCTGGAGAAGTTTATTAAACTCTTCAAGAGTTATCCCATAGTTACGTATCATGTTCGAGTTTCTGACTCGATCTGGATTGTGTAACCGCCAAGCCTTTACGGAGGATAGGTAACGTTCTCTATTTCTCTGCTGCCAGTTCTTGATGTGAACTGCTTTCTTGCGTTGTTTCTCCTCGTACTTCTTCAGAAAGTGGAGATCCTCTGGAGTTAAGTCCATTTAACTCCTCCTTAAACGTGTTAATCATGATTTGCAGGTATTCCTTGGACGACTCAATACTATGGCAATCGAGTCGGTTGATAATGTCAACAACCTCTTGTTTGAACTCCTCATGAGCGTTGTATAAATGCCAAACTCGGCGTAGGCAGGTTGCTCCAGTTGGGATGAACCCTGGTTGACCGAGGGGTGAAGGTTCGATTTTGTAGATGTAGCATTCAAAGCCGGACTTTAACGCGTTTTGGCAACGGGAGGTTACTTCACCCTCGTCACACGTTAACATAAACGCATAGCTAGCCCCGCGTCCCTGTACGGAGATCAGATAATTGTTGCTCAAGACTCACCACCTCCAGTTGTAATTGTTTAAGATGTAGGGTTACCCGTTTGATGAGGTCGACGATCGCTACATGAACGATTTTATGATACATGTCTTCTTCATCCCGTACCAACTCTTCCCTCGCCTCAACCTCAGCTAACAAATGTGTTAACGCGTCCATTTGTACCCCTGTCGGCATAATGCGTTACCTCCTTACTCGCGCCTAAGATAGATACGGTCATGGTTGTAATGGGACCAGACCCGGTAACTACGCCAATTTTTCTGGTAGCGCCTACTACCCCTCGTCCTTTCGCCCAAGTCATGGTATAGCCATGCCCGTCGAGGACTTGAGCGAGGATGATGAAACGAATTATATCCTCTTTGTGATGTGTCCTTATCATCATCTTCCCCGCCCTGAATGCTTCATCAACCAACCACCTAATCGCCTCATCCTCGGTTAACGTTGGGCCCTTCGGTAACTGCTTGATCGGTTCGAATTTCGATAGATAAGCTTGCAGGTACCCGTTGTCCATGGAAGGCCTCCTTTGGGATGTAAAATGAACATATTGTACCGTGATCGTTGGATGTGTACTTCTCGAATTGCTTTGTGGATTTATCGTGTTTGAGGGTGATGATCATGTTCGGTTGATCCTCCTTGAAAGTTTCGCCATTTTATCTCTGACTCGATTACGTGCACGTCGTTTGATAAACCAAAGTTGGGTGGTTAAGTGATCGCCCACTCGTTTACACTTACCTACCTTCGACTTAGACATGATGCTCCTCCAACCAATCGTTGATTTTAATACTCCAAGGTCTATGCCGACCTTGAATTTCATGGAACCTGTCACAATCCCAGGGCTCAATCCGGGTGATTTCATTCGCTCGTTCGGTGTACCAATTCCACGCGTACATAGCGAGGAGCATACGAAACAAGCCAAGGAAGCAAGTAATTGACGCTGCAAGCAGTAGGAACTCAATCTGCCATTTCACGTTCATTTACCTCGGTAGGTTGTTCATCCTCCAGGTTGCCAAGACGCTCCTCGGCCTCCCGATCGATTTGTTCCAGTTCGTCCTTCGACAACAACGTCTTCGCCATTCGTTGTAGGATGGCCGTTTTCATCGCAGCTTTCTTATGGTATAACTTCCTAGTGCTTAGGAAGTTAAACGTCCATGTTAACCATTGAAATACTTCGTCGTCTTCATCCGGCCAGTTGCCATCACTTAGTATCTGTTGCAGACGGCTCAACTGCGTCGGTTGCCTGCTTTGATCCTTCATTGCCACCTCCTAACTGTTCATTCGCTTGTTGTACCAACTTATCTTGCTCTGCTGCCTCCTTCAACGCGTTCTCTTGATCCACGATCTTTTGCATATCTGTTAGGATTTCCTCTCCTTTCGTCAACTGCATATCCTTGACCTTCTTCCTCATCTCAATTGCTTCCTTTGACCAATATGCTGGTGCCAATTTATCTATCTCCTTTCCAGCTTTGAGTGCTTCTACTTCAGCCATGGTTAACTTAATGTACTTCCTCGGTCTCCCTTGCTTATTCGCTGGTTCCGTGTTGGGTCCGAGTTTCTCCTGGAGAGATTTCACCTCCTGTACCGCAAGGTTAAGGTCATCCTCTGGAACTAACCCAGCTTCCAACGCCGCGAGTAAGATCTTCAACCTAGATCTATACGCGACAATTGTATGGTGGGAGTATTCCCGTGTGGTTGCCATTGTTTACACCTTTCACATGTACGTATTATGCAACAACTGGTCGTATTCTCAAAGATTCAAACAAACCGGATATTCATGCAGGCCGGGACTCGTGTTCTTATCTTTATAATATATATACATATTATATGTATTATATTATCCAGATTCTTACATAACTCCCGGAGTGCAGGGGATAGCCTATATGATTGTTTCTTTGAGAAACGTCGCGCTTTCTGCATAATTGACACCAGTATATCATACATTTCACACAAAAGCAAGATCCAGTGGGATGTCAGATGTCTCCCACGCATTCAGTCGTTTGGGAGGATACTCTCACCAAGTCGACTCCGTCGAGTAGGCCGTCCCTTTCATCATGGTCAGTATGATTTTGCCACCATTGCGTGAACTCAGCGTTGGATAGTTGTTCAACATGTGAACGCTCAGCCTCACCTTCACAGAAAACAGATACAGGTAAACTGAACGAACGTATAATGTAGTAACCTTTCATGTCACTCTCCCTTCAGTTGCTTGTTAATAGTCTCAGTCTTCACATCCTTCCCTTGTGCCTTCAACGCTGCCTTCAACGCTTTCATCTTGTCACGTTCACTTTGTCCTCTCTTACGGTGTGATTCACGTTGATATTCAAGTTGGTAGAGTGCTCGGTTGACAAGTTCAACCACCTCAGGTGGTGAGAATACCTCCAACACGCAAGGTTCATGTGGACCTACAGGTATCGAACCGCTGTCTACACCGAGAGTAGTGAACTTAACATCTCCCGCAGGACCTCTCGGCATCTCCCTACCCTTCAGTTTGATTTCCATTAGTATCTCCCTCCTTTCAACCTGTACTTCACTTTCATCCACCAACAACCAGGGCACCACCATTTGTTGGTGTAGGAAGTATCATGTTTGAACAAGTTACATATTGGGTTAATCATTCCCCAGATCATTTGCTACCTCCTTTCCTTCGTTACGGCTCCAACAAACGCTTTCCATTGTATAATCACTTCCTGGCGACATTCCGTGCAGAATGACAGATAGTCAGTCTCGACCTCGTTCGGTTGATACCCCGTCTTAGTGTCCTCATCCCACAATAGACAGTTTTGTGCCCAGATGTCGAGGGTTAAAACCCCATCCTCGTCAAGTGTTGGTAACGGTATTTCCTTCCCACATCTATCGCACTTAAACGGTTCACTTGGTTCCATCATTCACCTCCTTGACCAACTCTGGATGTTGCTTAATAAGTGCACGTATCACCTTCATCCTGGACTGTTGGAGTTTATTATACGCTTTCCTGTAGCGGTCTTGATTTATCATCGCGGCGATCGCGGTCACCGGTTGACCTACCTCCTTTGCGAGTTGAACAACTACTGGATCGGTAACTTCAACCTTGGTGTAAACAACTTTATCGTTTAACATAAGTCACCTCCTGTGATGGATGAGATCATTGTTGTCTCATCATGTTAGGATTATACTACATTCAAATTCAAAAATCAACTGGAAAGTTTTGGTCGTGGGACTTCCACCAACCTCGCAACCTCCTTTAACTAGAGCATTATACTCCAGAAGTTTGCCAATGGCAAGGACCAGTGGTAGTCCCTTCATCAGCACCTTCGTCAATTGCAACCTCTAGTGTGGCGGTCTTACGTATACCAACTTCAACCAGACCTCCGGCTCGCATGACCGCGAGGTGTTTTAGGCTTTGCCTAGTGTGTTGAAGAGCCCTCCAAGCTCAAGGGAGGAGACTGCCCGAGAACAATCTCCTCGATCAACCTAGAGTGCTACACGCGTTCCGAGTCCAAGCTTAACCGCGAGTTCAGGATCGGTCGATGCTTTCTTCAGCAACTCCCTTCCGATCTTGTTCTGCTCATTCAGCTTGTCCCGATACGCCTTTCTTGCAGCAACCGACTCAGGACCTTTCCTGTATTCAAGTTGATACAACCCCAACTTAAACACCTGCTCCATCAGGTCACGGTGTGATTGACCGTCCTTTCTGAGTTCCTCGGTCCTTTTGACCAACTCAGGACTCAACTGCAACGTCCATACTTGACCGTTGTTGCTTTGTGACATACGTCACCTCCATCGAGATAACGTAGCCTCTCGGGCAACCACGTCTTGTCGCCACCCGCCGTCCCCAAAAACCGGGTCGTGCGAATTAGCGATATTAACGGTCCAACTATTTTTGGTCCGGGACTGTACGGACCTTGCATAGCATGAAAAATTTTTTGGTAGGCACGTCCCAACTGGCCCTTGCCTTTGGCTTGTATCTGTACTATAATACGCTCGTATGCTAACTTCAGGTTGTAGTACATCAGAACGTCGCCTCGAGTTAATGGCTCTTGCAAAAGGGTACGAAGTACTGAGAAGGGGGTGGCCAGACTTCTGTTTGGTCAAGGGTGAAGAAGTTATCTTTGTTGAAGTTAAGTCTTTAGAACATGGAGGAGATAGCCCTGCTGCCAGACTAACTCCTGACCAAGTAAGAATGTGTAAAGTATTGCAGAGAATGGGAATGCTAGTTTATATTGCTGTAGACGGCAATCTGAACGATCTCTGCGATTTGGATGATTACCTAGAGGAAGTAAAACCTCAAGGGATCAGAAAGGTAGGATAATATGGAAGAAAGACGTGAGAGTTTACCTGCGGGGAGTGAGAAGAAACCGGATACGTTGACGCCTCCGGAAGGGCATGCTGCAACCGGCGCGAGGTCGAGTGTGGCGGTTGGGTCGGTGGTGATATTTCACAACCGGGTGGAGGAACCGTATGATAATGACGGGCCGCCACTTGGCTCGTTGCATGGATCGACGGGACCGCTGCCGAAGGATCAGTAATATATGAGCCAAACCAATGTTCAGGTTCCCATTCAACAAAGGAACCATGACAAGGAAGTTCTGGAAAAGCGGCCGATCCTGGAAGGTGACGCCAGGACCAGGTCTGAGGGACCAGCATCGTTAGCCCAGGATGACAAGGGCTCGGCAGTGGTTTTATACCACGTTAACCTAAACGGAGGTGCGACTCCGGGGTTAGAAGCTCCGGATATGTTGTACCGAGAGCATACCACGGATGCTGGTGAAACCGTGGCTGGAATGCCTGGGATGGGTCGACACAAACAACACATGTCGGGACGTCGGCACTCGGATCAAGCAACCGATCTTAACCAGGGTCGCAACGTTGGATCAACTCATTTGCAAATGCCGGCAGAACCCCATCACAAACAACATGTTAAAGAAATGCCGCCTGAAGGTGGGGTAACCTTACCTAAGGATCAGTAAATGGGAATGGAACCAGCATCTTCGTGGGCGCATCCCGCACGAGCGACGATTAAGCAAGAAGAACTCTTACGTTTGCTCTTGACTGGGTTCACCTTAAAAGAGTGCGCTACCCAGATGAAGTGTAATTATAACACTATTCGCCTCCACGCGAAGAAACCTGAGTTCTTGCTTCAGTTGAGAGAACACTCGGGTGAGATGGCGAAGAGGTTGGTTGATGAACTATCCACTAGTCAAATTGAAATGGCGCAAAAGCTCGAGGAAGCCTCCGCTACAGCTCTCGAGGAAATGATGTCGATGATGGGAGAATTAACCGGTCCGAGTACACTGAAGTTAAAGGTATGTCAAGATCTCCTTGACCGAGACCCGAAGTCATCCCGGACTAAACGGATGGATATCACTGGGTCAATGTCACATGATTTTATCTCCCCTGCGGTATTAATCCACGCTGCCGCAACGGCCAAAGAACTTGAGCAATTCCAACGAAAGCAGGTAACCGACAGTGACAACGGAAACCCCGTTGATCATGCAGATAGCGGAGACGGGCAAAGCTGAAGACCTCTGGCAGGAACTCAGGGATAAGTCTGACTCGTCGTTATACTACTTCGCCAAGGTTGTGATGAACTATCGCGACTTGACGGATCACTTACATCTACCTTTCTGCGAGGAGATCCAACGAAGGATGAATGACCCCCTCCAGGGTTACTTAATGATGAGGGGAGGGTTCAAGTCCACAATCAGGACTAAGGCATACATGCTCTGGCGGTATCTCCAAGATCACACCGAGAGGTTCCTGAATATCGGAGCCAGCGATACCATAGCAAAGAAAGCGCTGATCGATATTAAATGGAACATCCTGAACAACAAGTTACTCCGATGGTTATACCCTGAATTACAACAGGTAGACCCGAACTCAGCGAAATGGACGGATGCAGAAATCCTCCTACCCCGAGAAGGTACCTTTGACGAGCCCACAGTCACATGTGATGGCATCAACGCGAAGCGGACCGGGTTTCATTACACTGAAGTTATATTCGACGATCCGGTAGCTGAAGTCGACGCGGATAGTCCTGCTCATCATGAAGCTGCCTGGGCGTTTATCCAATACAGTAGAGGTCTCCTTGAGAACCCGGAAACTCGCAGGAGGTGTTTTCTCGGTACTAGATGGAAACACGGATTCGCTGACGTCTTCGGTAAAGTCATGATGGATATGTTACCCGAAGGTCTTTGGTACATTCGTTCAGCGATTGAAGATGGTAAACCAACATTTCCGGAGCGATTGAATTTAACCACACTCGCCAAAATTCGGGATGAAATGAAGGATTACAAATTCAACTGCCAGTATATGAATACCCCTTCTATGCCTGGCAGCACTGATTTCGAATCTGACTGGATTCAGGAATACGATGTTGCCCCAGATGGCCACACAATCGTTCCCTGTGATGGCACCCCCCAGATCGACACGGGGCTGCTTCTTCGTATGTCAATGTACGATGTGAGCGCCGGGGGCAAGTCCGCGTCTGCCGAGAACGCGATTATCGGAGCTGGGATGGACTCCCTCCGTAGAATCTTCGTTCTGGAGAGTCTGGGGGAAAACTGTACAATTGGTGAAGCAGTTGAGCACTGGCATGAGATAAATGACCGTTGGAGATTTTACAAAAACCATTATGAATTAGTAGGTGCCCAAAAATCAGTAGAAGACTTTTGCAGGGAACGTGCTCATCAACAGGAGTGTCCATATTGCTCCGCTGGACACCTTAAAGACGGTAGATTCCTCAAGAACCCACACAGGAAAATCACCCCAATCGGTGTCAAACCTGAAGGTGGCGTTATGTCGAAGGAAGAGCGCATTCGTATGTACGCTCAGAAACCCTCTCAAGAGAAACGAATATATCTCCGTCGAGGGATGACGAAGTTGCGCAGACAAATTATTGAATTTCCTCACGGAACTTTGGTTGATATGTTCGACGCTTTAGCTTACTTGTGCAAGCTCTTGCGACCTCCCATTAGTGATGTAGAGATAGCATCCGACAAGGCTGCTAGAGTATCCGCGCAACTAGTCGGGAAACCATTTACCCACACAGAAAGGGATTACGGCGGTTATGCCTAGAGTTATTGAACTCCCGATCTCCGACGAGCGTAAAGCGGAATTGGTAGGATTCTTGACCAGGGATGGATTCGGTCCCGTCGCCAAAGCCCGTACCACCCAAATTGAGTCTAAATACACCCGATGGATGGACAACTATAGTGGTAAACCTCTCGAAGCCATCCGTACCACTCCCTTCTACCGTGCGAGTAACTTCGTCCCTCAACTCATCCGAATGCACACCGATATTCTCTCCGCTCGTATCTTCGGCCTTATCCTCGCCACCAAACCTATGTGGCGCCCCAAAGCCCTGGTCGAAGGCATGACTCACGAGGACTCAGAAAGCTTATCCGAAGGAATGGAATTTTGGTCCAAGTTCCAACTTAGATTGCCCGAAATCTTCGATAGTGGAATTTACCGTGCCTTCAAGACCGGGCAGTGTATGGTAAAAGGTCCCTGGATCGAAGATCGTAGGTGGAAGGTTTCAGGATTGTCGGATGATGGTAAATCCGTCAAGCAGAAAGAAGTCACTCAATCCTATCTCGACCTCCGCCCTATCGCATTTGACGACGTTTGGGTCAACCCCATCACCGTTCAATGGCTTCGTGACGCTCGTCAGATTTACCACCGCCTTCGTTTAACCAAAGAGGAAGTCCTCTGGAGGAGCGCAAATAGTATTTGGGATCCCACCGCTGCCGATAAACTTCTTACCACTCCTGAATCCTCATCCGGTACCGCTCGTGAGTCCCAAGCCACCGAAGCAGGTATCGATCTTACCAAAGACGTAGTCCGCCCTTACACCGCTATCGAAGCCACGTTTGACTACGAACTTGAACGTGGTAAGACCTACGAACTCGTGGTTACCTTCAACCCCAAAGTATCAGGTAAAGACGGTTACCTCCGTGGGTATTACAACCCTTATGAAAAGTTAAAACACTGTTGGGGGGAACTCAAGTTCATGCCTCGGGAGGATTTCATCTATGGTTACTCTATCCCTGAAATCATCGAGCAAAGTCAAGAAGAGCAAGCTCAGATTCATAACGCGCGCAGGGATTCTAACACTATCGGGAACATTCCGACCTTCAAAAAGAAACGTTACGCGGATAGTCCAAATCCATCTAGTGAGTGGTACCCGGGCAAGGTCTTCGAACTAGAAGCTATGGATGATATGGATGTCTTGAACCTCCAGGTCAACTACAACTCTATGATCGACGAGGAAAAACACATTATGTTCCTCGCGGAGCAATACACTGGAGTATCCGCTCCAATGCAGGGTTATGGTGCTGGAGTGTTACAAGGTAAACGTGGTATCTATAACGCGGGTGGCACTCTGGCTTTACTCGCTGAAGGTAACCGTAGACTTGATATTTACCTCCACCGAGCCCGCTACCCCTTCCACGACATTGGTAACCTAATTTTCCAATCCTACAAGCAATTCCGTCCCGATGGTCCCGAATACATCGCATGGGGAGAAAAAGGTAATGCAATCAAAAAAGCCTTCAAACTCAGTAACGAACCCTCAGAATACCCAGGATTCTTCTTCAACATTTCAGCATCGGATGCAAGCGCAAATAAGGAAGTTGACCGAACAGGTCTCCTTCTTATGGCTAACACGATGGCGGGATACTACCGACAAATCGTTGAAGCCAGTGCCACAGTCTCACAATTACCCAAAGGTCACCCGCTTATGGAAGTTCTTCTCACTGTTCTCGACGGCGCCAAAGATCTCGCCTCCCGCCTCCTCTTCGCGTTCGACATCGGAGACCGTAAACGTCTCCTGCCCGACGTGCGTGAGATTCTGGGAGGAAGCCCACGTGCTGGCGCTGAACAAGCTAACCGAGTTGGAGTGCCGGGATCTGATGAACCTGTTTCAATCGAGCGATTACAGCAATTATCGCAGAATATTAGCTCGATCTCGCGCGGAGCTCGCGAGGAAGCTAGCGGAAGAATGTGATGTAATGGAGATATTCAAACTTCAAGGTCGGGTAGAGCAAATCAGGATTGAAGAATGCCTTCCCCTTGAAGTCAAAGGTCTTTTGGCTGAATTCGACGAGCTCGACAAACGCAACCGTGATCTTGAAGAAGCCAAGAGAAAACGCGAACAGGAGGTGAGGTAAATGGGAAGTCCAGTATTCGGAGCACAAGATAGGGTAGATCCACCCGGAGGTGATAATCTCCCTGCTGAATTGAAAGGTAAATCCGCAGCTGAGATCGCCGCGTATTACCAAGCTCGTGAAGCAGCTTTACGAACTGAACTTGATACACGTCCACCTGCATCGGTAACGCCTCCTCCAGAACCCCCTCCCCCTGACAAGGCAGAATGGTGGAACGACCCGAACGCTTCAGTAGACAAACGTATCGCCGCTAAAGCCTTAACCAAAGCTGAATGGGATCGTGCAGCTGCATCTATCCGTCCTAGTCTCATTTGGATGGCTAAGAAACAGGTGATGGAAAAACACGCTGACTTCCTCCGTGTCGAGAAGGAAGTTGATACCATTATGAAACAAGTCCCGGATTTCCAGCAAACCGATCCCTCCATGTGGGAAACCGTTTACATCCAAGCGAAAGGTTTCGCCCATGAACGTTTATCCGCTGAAGATCGGGCTAACCCTCCTACAATTATCGGCGAACCTGGTAACCCTGGTGGTACTGCTCCCCCATCTGATGCTGATCTATACAAAGTCACCCTCCCCGGAACCAGTAACCAACCTGGCGTCGTTAAATCCGCCGGCCGGGTTGCCGACATGCTCGGGGTTACCCATGATCAATACCGTAAATCCGACAAGATTCTACAAGGTGATGGTCTATTACCATTAACCATTGATAATCGGAGGGTAAAATGATTGTATCAGGGCTCTTACCTAAACCTGAATTCGAACCTTCTAGACTTCCGACGGAAATTGAACTTGGGTACTTCGCAGCTTTCCTTGATGGAGAAGGTAGTATTGATCCAGGAATCGGTCCGGAAGGGCATGTTAGTATAAGTGCTGTACTACATAATTCTTGCCGAAGACCACTAGATATAGCCCTTGAACTTTTTGGTGGGAGTCTTAAGGATAGACCTAAAGTAGAGAACCGAAAGTTGATGTATTACTGGGGCATTTACGGGAAGAATATAATTCGGTTCCTTGAGCCAATACTCCCTCATTTACTCGTCAAAAAGGAACAAGCTCGTTTGGCTTTAGGTATCGCGTATACTTACGGTAAGCAGGGTGAACCTGTAGATAATACCGTAAAGCTTTTCCGCATTCGTATCGCCCAAGAAATACAAAAGCTTAACCAAGGAGAACGATAATGGCGACTCCAATAACACCGACTTCCGCTCCCAAAGTGGAGCCTCTCTCGCTAGAGGAAAAGAAACGTCGCTTTAGCGAATTACGCAAGAATATGGGTAGGTCACAAATAGAGGTGACCCCTCCTGCCGGCAAGTCTGGTTACTGGGCTCACATAACCGACACTCGTGAAATGGGTAGGCTATCCTGGGTTGGGTTCACAATAGTGCATGACGACCCTAAGAACCCTGCCTGGAGAGCCAACGGTCTCAAGGAAGACGGCACGTATGTTATAGGTGACGTAATCCTCATGGAGATCGACTCCTGGCTTTACGAGATGCTCCAACAGGAGTACGTCGAGATTAACGAAGCCCAGAGAAATAATGCTCCTCGAGTATTCAAAGACGAAGCCGAAAAGCAGGGATCACCGGTATTCGAGGTGGGTAAACCTCCTCGAGGATAGGAGATAGATGGCTGCTTCATCAGGAGTCGCTCGACCTATCTACCCATACCGGGTCAAAAACAACGCTACCGGTGTTGCTGAGATCCAGCGTATTGGTGAGAAGTCCGGGCAAACGTTTCTTCAAGGTACCCCTGTACAAATTGATGTGGCGGGCGCTACCGGGTTCATCATTGCTAACCCTGCGATCGTCTCCGTTGCCACAGCGATCATTGCAGGGTTTTCATCCGAATTCGGACACAACCTTACAACCTCTGGAGTGGGTGTAACCCAAGCCACCGGTCAAGGCGTCCCCAACCAATCAGGTGCAGCTGTATTCCCCATCGGTGCCGTCGCAGTTGATGGTACCATGGGACTTTACGTAGCGAACGATATTTCAACCTTCATCGGTGTTTACGGTGACAACACCACCGCTGCCAACGCGGTCCTTGCTCAAGCTCAGGTTGGTTCCATCCGAGGCTTGGTTAAAGACGCGGGTAATAACTTCTGGTTCATCGCTAACGACATCACCACCACAGTCGCAGGGGCATGCGTCGAGATCGTAAGTTTGGTCTCAGCAATCGGCACGCTAAACGGCTTGGTCGAGTTCCGCGTAACCCACGCGGCTCAACAATTGGCTACCTAAGGAGACATCATGGCTGCCACACGAGGCGCTTTCAGCCAACTTCTCGCACCAGGATTGTTCTCCGTCATTTACGAAGACTTGGAGATGCATCCAGAGGAATACTCCCAACTCTTCAACATTTATCCCTCTGAACAGCAATATGAGGAAGATCAACTCGTCGCAGGTCTTGGTGCAGTACCAACCAAACCGGAAGGTACCGCCCTTGCACTTGATGAACCTATTCAAGGAGGTTCCCTTCGTTACACCCATGTTTCCTACGGTCTCGGCTTTCAAGTCACCCGTGAAATGTGGGATGATGACAAATATGGAATCATGCGTAGGGTCTCCCAAGACTTCGCGGGTTCCATCCGTCAAACAGTTGAATCGACCTTCGCCGGGATCTTCATCAACGGGTTTACTGGTGGGACAACCAAAACGATTGATGGGGTTACCGTATTCAATACCGCTCATCCTCTCCTAGGTGGTGGCACATACAGCAACCGTTCCGCAACTGACATCGCGTTCAGCCTTGCCGGACTTCAAGAACTCACCCTCCTGTTCGAAAAAATGGTGAACGAACGTGGCTTGCTCAAGCGGACCATGCCTGAGCAAGTTTGGATGCCTCCCGACATTCAGTTCAAAGCGGGGGAAATCCTTCACAGTGCGTATAAACCCTACACGGGAACAAACGAAGTAAACGTAATGCAAGGACGCTTTACCCCTTACGTTAACCATTACTTCACCAACCCGACTCAATGGGGTATGTTCTCCGCAAAACGAGGGCATACCTTCAAAGGTTACTGGCGTACTCAACCTCAATTCGACAGTCAGGACGACTTCATGACTAAAGGAGCTTCCTTCAGCGTCTTCTTCCGTTTCAGTGCTGGTGTTACCTACTGGCATGGAGCGTGCGCGTCGAACGGAGCGTAGCGTATGCCTACGATTCCAACTAACCTACTCGTCAAAGGGTCCAACTTCCCAGCTAACTGGGCGGGACCCTTTGGTTCCTTTGGTTACGATGCATTCGTTGATCTTTTCGACCCTCAACCAACAGCACTCCCAAGTGGGATAGTAATTGGCGGAGTGATGAGTGCGGCAGTTGCCATAACACTCACCAGCGCCCAATTACTCGCGTTGAATGCAACTCCAATCCAGATCCTCAACGCTCCCGGATTGCCACCTAAAGGTTTCGGGTCATCCATGGTCATTAACCCCACCGCTCTCTTCGCGGATTACGTATTCGGTGGAACCGCTTACACTCTAGGCAACGCTGATAACGTGGTCAGGCTTGAATACACCGGCCAAGCCGCGTCACTCATTCAAGTCCCCGCAAACGGACTTCTAACCGCAGCAGTTAACACCTTCTCAAGTAACGTTCAAGCGGCCACGCAAAACATAGCGAGAACCGCAGGCGCGAACCTCGGCATTGAGGCAAAAGTTACCGGAACTGCCGCGGCGCTGACCCTTGGGACGGGGACGTTAACCCTAACGTTGAAGTTCGATGTTTACGTGTTAATCTAACCCTTGGAGGGCTGATGCAGCTATCTACAGATGTTATTACCTGGAGAATTGTTGTATCAGCCCTCACCTTCGTTTGTATCACATTGGCAAGCATCCTGTATAAATTATTCATTGACCGGTTCGGCCGAATGGAAGCTAAAATAGATGGGATTATCAGTTATCTCATCGCTCATTCTGATTCCGATGAACGGGAAGCTCTTAGTAGGTTAATTAGGAATTGAGGTAGTAATGTCTCAACTTGCGAAAAATCCGTGGAGAGTGGCGGTTGGGGATGCCCTACCGTTGACGGTAACAAAGAACTCCGTCAAACTTCGACATATCGAGTTTTCGGCTTATACTGCTGGAGCAGCACCAGCAACGGTAACCGACGGTGCAGGGAATCCTATCGCTACCCTCACCCCATCGAGTGCCACTGACGTTGAGGAAAAGCGCACAGGTAACATTGGTTATGTTGATGGGGTGATCGTCACCTCAGTTGGTGGAGCGGCCGCCGGGCAGGTATTGATTTACTTTGAATGAGGGATTATGAAGAAGGTATTACTAATACTGTTGTTCCTTGTTCCATCTCTCTCCCTCGCTCAATCTCCCGTTACCGTCACCGGTCTCATTACCGATGCTGGTAACAATCCTGCTACAAGTGGTACTGTCCAGTTCAACTTAATCCCCACTGCTTCCTCTATCCATTACTTCGTCGCTGGGGTTGGTACAATCACCCAACAGGTTATATGCGGGATTGACGGTACCGGGCATGTTAAATCCAACCTCAACCTCGCCAACTCTTGTACGGTATGGGGGAACGACCTTATCAACCCTGCCAATACTCAATACAAGGTTACGTTTGCTCCTAATGGTAACATCTCCAACGTGGTTAGCGGTGAGTGTATCACAGGAGCTAACTACAGTCTTAACAACCCTGTGTTTTGTCCCACCGTGCAAGTCAGCCCTCAGAACGCGATCATTCGATCCAATCCGTTTCAGGTGAATATCCTACCCATCGCAACTAACGTATTCAATATTGGATCCCCCTCCCTCCAATACGCTGCAGGTTATTTCAGTGGCGGTCTATTCATCAACGGAAACGCAGTACCCTCAAGCGGCAGCTCCGGGACGTTCAACCCCCTGTTCATAAAGAACCCACTAGCGCCTGCAGCCTACCAGCAGGCTGAAGCGTTTATCCGCAACAATGGAGAACTGAATTGGCACATCCAGAACAGCGTCGGCACGGATTTCGTTAACTTTGAGTATATGCAGCCGTTCATTCAAATTCCCAATAATTTTGTGGGATTACACGTTTTTCCTACTCCGATTTGGTCCTTCTTGATGACTGGAGGGCTTCCGATAGAGGGGAGATTCGACAGCTTTATAATGGACGACCCAGTAGTAGGTCCGACAATCACACACAGCGGAGCTGGCAGCACGGGCTCCCCGAATTATTACTTCGTTTGTCTTGATGCGAACAGCGGCACAAGCCAGTTTTCTCCCGCTGGCGTGGACGCGGGGGGCTGGCCTTCGGGTTCCTTAAGCGGCACGAACTTCAACACAATCTCCTATACTTGCCGGGGAGACTATTCGAACGCCGCCATCTTCCGCACGGACAAGAACACGAATATCAACCAGTCGGGCGGGGGTGTTTTGTCCCAGTTACCGGGCGCGTGCTTTTCTACTTCGACCGGACAGATTCCTTGCACGTTCAACGATACGGGGCAAGCGACGGCTACGTGGTCCACGATCATGGGCGCATTTTTTCCAAATCCCTACCGCAACACGACCAATAGCTTGTTTACTGCTGGACAGCAGTTTGACTTCGCGGGCCTGAACTTGAGTGGCGGGATGTTGTCGAACGGCCAGTTGCGGGCGAATATATTGCCAAACCCGCCCGCTCCTACGGTCACAACGGTTGGTGCTACGGGCGCGACTAGCTACTCCTACTTTACGGTCTGCCGCGACTACGGCTTAGGTGTGAGCCTTGCGTCTCCCGTGACGACCATCGCGAACGGGAACGCAACGCTCAATACGACGAACTACAACCTTGTCACGCCAAATTGTTCGGGTAGCACGCAGAATCCGCCCACCAATTATTATGCCGCTGACATTTTGAAAACGAACACTGCAACTTCGCTCGCTCTCGGGGTTTTGCCCGGTCTCGCGGTTGCAGATCAAGGCCAAGCTACGGCGGCTTATGTGGCTCCGACACGTAATAGTACAGCAGATATGGTTACAGCAGGGAGTTTTACCTCGCTTGCTGGCGGCGGCTTTAGTAACTTCAACAGTGCCAATTTCGCCGGTTCTATTTTCATGCTGCCGCAAGGAACGGCGACCTCAGGTGCCAACTTTGGCAGCAACAACACGGAACTCGTGGCCTCTTACTGGAACGGTGCTGCTGCTGCTAACGATACATGGGACACGTTCATTACACTGGGAACAGGTACAAATCCTACTTCTGTATACAACATTTTCCACGCAGGAAGTCCTGGTGCGACATCAGTTTCTATTCCGTATAACACGGCAATTGCAAGTCCGAGTACTCTTTTTGTTAGTAATATTCAGGCAAATACCACTGATACTCTGTTCCTCAATAGCCCGAATAGCGATACTTTCCTACAATCATCTGGAAAGTCCATCGAATACCACGGCACAGGGCGAAACTTTTTCCCGTTTCAAACGGATGGCTTGGATGACATTGGAGCGCCAAGCAATCTGTGGCATTCAGTCTTTCTGGCGCACACAGGGAGCAGTCCTGCGGGGGCCGTTGGCGAATACGTTTCCTCTACAATCGCCACCGGAGCGTCTATTGCGCTAACGACGAACACGACCGCGAACATTACAAGCATTAGCTTAACGGCGGGGGATTGGGATGTGAGCGGGGCGGTGGATTTCACTTTCGGGGCGACTACCAGCTATACGAATTTGGTGGGTAGCATCAGCACAACTTCGGCGACGCTAGGAGCACAAGATAGTAAATTTGATTTCGAAACGCCCGCTGCTGTCCCTACAGCAGGCGCGGATTCTACTTTCGCGCTTCCTGTTGTGCGCCTGAGTCTAGGAAGTACGACGACGGTATTCCTCGTCGCACAGGGAACATTCACGGTGAGCACGCTGAAGGCTTATGGAACAATCCAGGCGCGAAGGTGGCATTAGGAGGTTCATTGCCTCGTCATCAGGGCGTCCAACGAGTTGAATGGGATGTTTGCGATCGGTGTAATTTCGAATATCCTGTTACCATGCTTGTGTTACAAAAGGGATTAAAAGTTTGCACCAAAACTTGTTACGACAAGACCTTGATCGAGGAGCGCCCTCTTGTCATCGCCCAAATCCTCGACGATGAGAGTGAATTACAAGACGACGAAAGGTTAATCCAAGAAGACGGTGACTTGAGGTTCACCTGGTAATGCCTACTTTAGGCTCACTCGCTAAGGAGATAAACGCTGAACTTGGTAACCGAAGTGATGTATTAACTTATACCACGTTCCCAACGGTGCCTAACATGGCTGATACCGACCGTCTCGCTATTTGGTTAAAAGACGCCTACAACGAAATCTGCCTTGGATATCGGTTCGAAGAACTCCAGGCAACCGTGCAGGATGTATTTGTGCCCAATATTGACGTTTACGCGTTACCTGCATTGACCAGGACTCTCCGGGCAATTACATTGTTATTCCCTGCAACTGGGCTTAACCAACAGCCTCGTCCAATTAGGCGTCGTCACATCCGAAATATCAGGCGGTATCAAACCGCTCAAGGTGGTCCTCCTTCCATTTACGCTCCGTTCAACCCAGGGGGTCAACCCTCAATCATTGTGAGACCTATACCTGATCAAGGGTACCCTCTCATTTGGGACGTCATCCAAAAACCCACATTCGGTGCAACCATTGCTGTTACGAATATTCAATTACCCGATGACTGGATTGGTGTTCTACGTTCCCTTGTAAAGTTAAAAGGTCACACCGCGTTGCAGGAACCTGACAAAGCCCAAGCTGAACAGACATATTTATTCGGTGGTTACGATCCAGCACTTGGTCGCCGGGTACCTGGAGTTATTAAGCAATTAACCGCCCCACGTGATCAGACTGATATTGAAGACACCGAATACGGGTTACAGCCGTTGATTAGGAGATATACAAACTCGGTATGACTTACCAGACTTTACCCGTGAAGGGACCGTTCCAAGGGATTGTGAGCGATACCCCTTCCCCTCAAGGTCCCCTCAACGACTTTGACGATATCTTGAACTTTTTCGTTAGGAAGGGTAGGATTCAATCTCGTCCAGTCCTTAACCCTTTCATTGCAACCGTTCCAAACAACGCGTTCATTCGGTATGAAGGGAAGTTTAAGGATGCTAACGGGAGCCTACACACGTTCTTCCTAACAAGTTATTCAGCTGGACAGACCCCTGCTTATATGTTATCCATTGCTCCGTTTACACTCAACGCGTTGACAATTCCTGGATTAGCTACGGGCCAACAGGGTTCTAACCAACTCTTCACAGATGCTCACATCCAAAACCAGATTTATTTCGCTAACGGGGGTTACCCACTTTCCTACCTTGATGGGTCAGCCAACGTTCAGTTCGCAGGTGATACCCCCGGTACATGTAACTTCCTTGCTGTAAATACCAGTCATCTTGTTCAAGCGTATTGTATTGAACCAGCGCTCGGCCAAACTGGATCTAAAGTCTTTTCCCGCCGAGTCCGTTGGTCAGCAAGTGGTAACCCTCTTGAGTGGGATCCAACCCTTGATTTCACAGCTGGGTTGAACGATCTCTTAGAAGTCCCTGACGATATTACTGGGCTTAATACCCTTGGTCGCAACTCGTTCGTTTGGCGATCGAATGGTATCACTGTAATGTTCCCCACAGGGATCGGTCTCAGCCCATTCGATTTCGAGAACTTCTCCCTTGCGCCAGATGGGGTGGGGAATTTCTTCCCTTATAGCCTAGCAACCTACACCAACTGGTGCACGTTCGTTGCTCAGGATAATATTTACCGGTTCGATGTTTCATCCATGACACCTATCGGTGGCCTGACCAAGAAAAAGATCTACGCTGACCTTGCCGGCAACAACGGCGACCAAGTTTGGGGTCGTATCGTTCCTCACTTTACATTAGGATATGACTTTCTATGCTACATGTTAACCATTCCCGGACCAAACGTAACCTGGATTTACACTTTCGACGATGGGCAATGGGTGCGGTTGTCATCATCTCATGGTTACTTAACAGCTGTCAGGACGGTGTATACTCAATAATGCCCGCGACTGTCATTAACGGGATATTTTCCGGCGTTAGTATGAAGTGGTACACCCCTGCCGCGAATAATACGGCGTCGACTGGGGTCTGTTTGGTTCCTAACACGACGAACGGTACTGTCACGTACAACAGCGCAGCGTTGTCTGGTGCAGGTAGTGCTCATTACACAATTATAGGCGCACAGTTTCCTGTCACAGTTAACCCTGGACAGACAGCACTAATCCAGGTATCTGACGACGGTACCGGACTCGGTGGGAATGTTACCTTAACAGTTACCACAAGTAACGTTGCGTTCTCTCCAACTGTAGCGTTAACGGAAGCTTTTACAGGTACAGGGGTACCTCCTGGTCAAACGTTCCCTTCATCGGTGATCTTCCCTCCCACCAAGGTAGCGTTAACAACCAACTTCACCCAGGAACGGATTGTTAGTTCATTTACCGGAACCGTAAGAGTAACCGGTATCGCCATGCAAACCGGTACCGATTTCTTCATCACCGGAGCTCCTGTATTACCTTTTACGATACCAACAGGCAATCAGTCAGCGTTGTTCACTTTACAGTTCACCCCTACAGTGGTAGGTTCTCGGAATGATAATCTTCAAATCACCACCGTTGATGACGCTAACCCTGGTGCGGGTTCGGTTATAATTAACGTTCCTGTCAACGGGTTGGGTACAACGTTACAGTCTGCGTTTAACTTGACCGGTGGAGTACAGGGTACCCTATTCGCGTTCTCGGGACTTGGAGTTCCGCTTGTACTGGTAGCCGACCCTACCAATTTGAACACCGAGGAACCTGGGCAGTTTGTCAAGTTGCACGACTTTCTAATCCCCAACCAGGAAAAACAGTTGATGAGGATTAGAGGGCATTACGAGGATCTTGGGGCAGCCACGGTTACGTTTAAGGTCAGGGCCCGTAGGTTAGGACAGGCTGACGAGACCGGTTCCGTTAACGTTTCGATAGGTACTGTTACCGCAGATAGTTGGATCCGGGAGTTCATCAGTGAACCGATTGAAGTCACTGGTGAACTAATAGAAATCACAGTTAGTCGCGCGGCAGCTAGAGGACCTGTATCAATCTTGGATTATATGCCGGAGTTCGAACCTAAAGGTCCAGTAATTGGAGGCACAGGTAACGCTTGATGGACATTCCTATCAATTTCGACGATTTGAACCAGATTGAGGATCCCAAAGTTCGGGCTGCTCTAATCTCTATGCACTCGCATTATATCAGAGCGATTAATGGTAGGTTAGATTTTGGTAGTCCACAAGGGCAGTCCAAAAAGTTTACAGGCAACATTGACGGAGTGTGGCCGGGGACGTTAGCTAATAGTTATACGATCACAACCCCTGGAGTTGCCAATACTGAGTTTACAGTAACACATAATTTGGGGCGGATCCCGATCGGTTACGATATCCGTAGCATTGACGCAGCAGCTCATATTTATGATTCGAGGAAATCACTATGGACAACGAAGGTAATGTTTCTCAAAGCGGACCAGGCAACGGTGCATCTAGTCCTGTTCGTGCATTAACAAGGATCAACCCTCACAAGTGGTCTGAGGAAAGATTGTTATACCTCTGGAACCAACTCAAAACTCAGGATTACGCATTCGATGATCCTGCCCGGGAAGTTGGCCACGCAGCATTCCTTACCCAGTTATTCGCTGCCGGGTCTGAATGGTATGAAATTGGTGATGATGGCCTCGCTGGGGTAAACGGTATTATCCCTAAATGCAACGCGGTAGTTCACTTTGTCGTTTGGGGGGATGTTGAACCAAGGGAGTTATTCCCGTTACAACATTTGCTATTCAACGATCTATTCACCCGTTACGAGCTCAACCGTCTCACTGCTTACATCCCAGCGTTCAACAAACAAGCTATCAGAATGGCGACCATCATCGGGTTTCGTTTCGAAGGTGAACTCAGGAGAGCGTTCCTAAGTCACGGGAAATACCACAACCTACAACTTTACGGCCTCTTACAAAGTGAGTTTTGTAAAAGGGGAGAAGTGAGGAACTAAATGCCTCCAGCTGCGTTACTTATCGGTGGACTTGCTGCGGGAGCGATTGGCTCGGGATTTAGCCAATCCGCTGCGAATAAAGGCCCTCGTCCCCTCTTCCCTGGATTACAAGGGCAAGGTGTTAGTGGTCTCTCTGGAGTTGCAGGTCCTGGGTTTAGTCAACTTTTGAGTTTGATGAAAACCGGTAACCCTGTTGCTACACAGGAGATGGAACAGGGGCTATCAGCAACTCAAGCTTTAAGGCAGAAACAAGGTACTGCACAAATTCGAGAGAGATTCGGTGTCAGCGGTTTGTCATCCAGTAGCCCCGCCGCTGTTGGCGAGTCCAACTTCCTCGCTGAATCTAACGCGGATTTCTTAAACACCATCGCGCAGTTGAGGTACCAATCCGCCACCGATGCTGCTAACCGAGAACTCGCAGCCACTGAATTTGGACTGAACGCATTTCTAGGTCCCGCGTTTACCGATGTTGGACCTAAAGGTTCGGTTACGGGGGCGGTACTTGGGTCTGCTGGTGAAGGTCTCAGTCAACTCGGGCTTCTCAAAGCTCTCGGGTTCCTTCACGCTTAGGGAGGTATTATGGGCGTAACACTATTACCAGGCGCACCACAATTTGGGCAGGGTGGAGGTAACAACCAGAACCTTGTCCAACTCGCAATGGCGGTGAAGTCGTTCAAAATGCAGGAGAAGCAACAAAAGAAAGCTGAGGCTGCAAGTCGGGTTGATATGTTGATGAAAAACCCTCAACTCTTGTTGATGCAAGATCCCAAGGAAATGGAAAAGGATCTCAAGGAACTTGGGATTAAGGTCACCGATCAACAGCCTACCAACCCTCAAGATGCCGCTAAGACTGCTCCTACCGCTGAGGGTACTGCTAAGGTCGACCCCAACCAAATGGCTACCTTGGCAAGTGTAACTCAAGGGAATAAATCCGGCGCTCAATCCGCCAGCCCAGCAAGCCCTGGTGCTGCTAACAAAGCTCCTGGTGGGGGTGAAACTGGTGGGATTATGTCCCCTCAACTTGTGGAACAAATGGGGGCTAAAGCCAACCAGAGGTTGCAGGAAAATTACGGAGCCCTCGCTCCGATTTACCAAGGTGCTCGTTCTCAGGTTGAGTCATCCCAACATCAAGCTCAATTGCAAATGGAAATCGACACGTTAAAGCGAGCTGCGATTGGAGGTGACATTCGAGCAATGGCACGGTTGTCATCGTTGGCTGGTCACCAGGTGACCGATAGTGATATGCGTAACATGGTTGTTGCTGCAGGTGCCAGTGACAAAGCCGTCCAACAAGCTCTCGATGTCGCCCTCCATAACGAAACCGGGGATTCCAAAGCTTCCAGGTTCCAGGCTATGTCAAAGGATATGTTAGGTAACCCCCAAATCATGGAGAGGTTGGATAACCCTCTTGATGTGTATAAAATCACCAATTCAATCGTTTTCGGTGGATCGCTCCCTGAAGGGGTATCGATGAAACCCTTCACGCTGGAAGAGCTTAAGCAGGAAGCCGATTACGAGAAGATGTTAATGCAAGATCAAGGTCTTCCATATGAGTTCGCTCACCTTGTTGCTAGAGGGCAACAAATGAAGGTTTCACCCTCGTTGTTGTTACCCCCTGGAATGCAGGGGTTATTAAACCCTGATAACCCTCTGAACACTACAAGCTTGGCAACTCGGAAGGTAGGCGCACAAGAGAAACAAGCTAGCGCAGCTGCTTTATCTGCTGAAGCTGAGATGGTGAAAGCCAACACTGAGCATTCGAAAATTGCTGTTACCCTTGCACAAAAAGAGTACGACGCTCTTAACGATCGAATTAAGTTAATGATCGAGGCTGACAAGGCGAAGAAACCCTGGCCGGATGACATTAAACAAGGTTACCTCAACCAACTCGCCCGTGCAACAGGGTTAATGCCTGAGGAAGTCAGCCATTGGTACAAGTTCGGTATGACAACTGAATACAAAAAGATTCCCGCGAGTGATCTAGCTGAAACCGCAGCTGGTCGGCAACCTGGTGTTCCTAAACCCGTCAAGAGGGATAAGACCTTCGCTGAAAAGGGTGGCGTCGCTGGAGCTGTCCGAAGGACCTTACCCAAGGACGCTCAGGGTAATCCCATCCTGAACCCGTTTGAATTGGAGCGTCAATTACTAACAGCTGGACGTGAGAGAACCCTCCAGTACATGAAAGACATCATGCTTGGTACCGAGGAGAAACCCAAGTAATGCCTAACGGGACTAGCGTAAAACCATGGAATGAGATCTCCAAAGACTTCGACCCAATGATGCCTGCGGATTTATACGACGGGCTTAGGTTGAAGTACTTCACCGATTTCGTCGCCCCCCGTGTCCCTAAAGGTAAAAACGTTGAGGCAACCTATGCGGAGTTTAAGAAGTTGACCGAGCGTCCATCGTTGTTATCCCCTGGAGGTAAAATCGGTCTCCACGCTCAGGTCGGTGCTGCAGCAGCTGCAGATGCGTTGTTGGCACCTTTGAAAGACCTGCACCCTGACTTCCGCAAAGCTCACGACGCTGTCCAGGCCAAAGAACTTGACCTAGTTAGAATGGCAGGTCGTGAAGGCATCAATACCAAACCCGCTCAAGTTCTCGGTTCATTCGCCGGTCAAGCGGTGGACTTCGGTATTCTCGCCGAAGTCCTCGGACCCGCCGCTGCAGGTATTGCAACCGAAATGATGACTTCCGCCAAAGCCGCTCAACTTGCAACTAGAGTCCTACGAGGAGGTCTCGCATTTGGAACCTACGACGCTCTATCCGCTGATCAGGGTAACCGTCTCATGTCTGGTCTTAAGGGTTTTGGGATCGGTGCCACCTTCGATCTTGCTCTTGGTGCCCCTGGCTATCTTAAGTCTCGTGGCGTGGTGGAAGGAGTTGAGGAAGCCGAGAGGGTGATTGCCGACGCCAACGCAGGGAGGCCGAAGTCAGGGGTGGTAGATCAATCCCTTGCTGATAAGGCAAAACATGATGCTGAGATCTCCCGGCTTGAACTCAGACCTGAACGTACCCATTGGCAATACACCCTTGGTCAACGAGGTGCTCGTGTCTATGTCAAAGATATTAGTGGACAGGTTGTCCCACTTGATATTAAACCCGGACGAGAGCACGATGTTTACCGACAAGCCCGATCCCTCGTTGAGCAAGGAGGATCCGTCAGTCATTATGAAGTCCACCCTGAGGATTCCCGAACTCTCAACGAGTTTGTTAGAATCCAAACCGCTGCAGAGGAATCTAAATACCGGGGTACCGTTATCCGCACTCCAAACGGTCAGGCGGAAAAAGTCGCTGAGGCTGCGAAGGGCGAGGGGTTACCGACCCAGGTGATGAGTTCGAATACGGTCGAGGTTGCAACCGTTCCAATTGAACACCCAATATTGAATAAACCGGAAACGTCTAATATTCCAAAGATGCCGGAGAGGAAACCTAGTGATGTGGAAGTTGCTCAAGCATTGGAGAAGAGGAGGGATCTCTCTAGTAAGAACAAAGAGTTCATCCGTTACCACTTCGACAAGATGTGGGATGAGAACTTGGAGTATGAAGATAAACGTTCATCCGCGGCTATCCTTGGCCGTCACGCTCCCGAACTATTACCCGAGACCTACCGTGCCAAAATGCCTCCGTTGGATCCTCAGGGTAATCTAATCCACGACGTTGCTGAAGCACGAGCTAACGCTGCGGCGGATAGTGCGTTAGGTTATCGTCCCAACATTGACCACATTGGCAAAGGTTCACGTGGGCAGGTTGTCTTGTCAGTTACCACGAAATTGACCGACCAGGAAGTCCACCAGTGGGAGAACGCTCTCGGTCGTGAGTATGAAGTTTACGTCCCCAAACAAATCCGTAACCGTGCTGAACGGGCTAGGTTACGTACGGATGAAGAGGTTAAATCCATCCTTGACTTCCACAACGTTAAGGTTGAAGATGTTGCTTTCGAAGCTGTTCGGGAAGGTGGGGAAGCTGAACTTGTCCGTCAATTGGAAGTCAAGCGGCCTGAACTTTACGGGAAGAGAACGGGTATTCCTCGTGACGCTGCTCCATCAATAATCGATCATATACCTTCAAGCGAACAGAGAGAATATAGTTCAGTGAAAGCTGGAATTAAAGCCGGAGGTGAAACTCATAGCCTCTTACAAGATGCAATAGATTCATCTGGACAACAGAGGTTCTTGGGATCTCCAGCAGGTAGGAAAGCTATCACCGAACAGGTTAAGGAAGCTTCTCTAACCGGACGCTTAATGGGCTCCATCGAAGATGTTCCAGCTGATAACGTATTACAAGTAGGTGCTGCACTTTCATCTAAGGGGTGGAAGGTTCTTCCCATCCGGGGATACGAACAGGGGAAGTTCGAATTTGTGTATTTCCGTGAGCAGGATATAGCACGGGTAGCTCCCTTAATCCAAGACTTTGACAATTTCATCAGTCGTCAAGCGGGTAGGATCTTTAACAGTGATGGTAAGCCCACCCGGGATGTAGGGTCAGCTTCCCACGCACGTCTCGGGAGGGCGTTCGGTATTGCTGACAAAGATATTGAAGCTTTCCAGGAAGGTCGAATTGGAGGCGTTCGACCCGCCCCTGAAATTGCTCGTCGTCCTTCCGGCAACCGTCTCATCCTTCAACAAGAAGACATGGCTAGGTTGTATGAAGGAGCTGAAGGTATCGCGGTCCCTAGTTTCGACCAATTCGCCAAGGAAATCGGGGTGGATTTACCTCCCTCATTAAAAGGAGGTGAACCCATGGTGATGTTAACCCCTGAGGTATCCAAGAACACCGTATGGCATGAACGCCTCCACGTCAACGGAATGCATGCAGGGACGTATGATGAGTTTCCTGAACTGATTAGTTCAGAACATAAACAAACCGCTCTAGAACTCGCCCGCGGTATCATGGGAGCATTCCCCGGTTATGCCAAACGAGGTGTTCGTGCCAATATCGAGGAGGCATTCACCCACGCCGCGGAAGCAGTTAGATTCGGGAACAAACCTTACCTCGAACACCTTGCTAGATATGATCGAGACGTTAATCACGTCATCGACTTCGTGTTCGATACGTCTAGTAACCTACTCGAGAGAACCTTCAGACGGGCGGACAACATACCTATACGAATTTTTCAGCGGACCTTGTGGGATCTCATGCGGAGATCGAGCCCGGAGATTAGCGAATCTCTTAGACAAGGTTCACGAGCGACAGGAAGTGGGATTGCAGGGTGGTACGATGTAGCAAAGGATTCTTGGGTTCTCAAAGACGCGATGAATAGTGAGGTGCACTTTAAGGACATTAACGATCTCTGGGATCATCTCCTAGGCAACGATAAGAATTTCATGGCTGCATCCGCTTCCCTCCGGGCTGAACTTGGTGGAGTTCGGGGACCGATAACTCCGTTGGGTAAGGAACCTGATGGATCATCCCTCCCGGTCCCCGAACTCCCTCCTGAGGGCAGGTTTGTAGGGATGTCTGCAGTGAGTGCGTTATGGAGGCCGTTCTTCCCTTGGGTTTCCACCTTACACGAGTCAATGAATAACTTATTCAGGAAACAAGGAAAGTACTTACCTTTATACGAAGGCGCCAAAGCTATTGATGACCAGTTCCGTTTAGGCGATACCTGGTTGCAGAACACGTATGAGAATACCGCTGATCTTCTTAGACCGTTTAAGGGTAAAAAGATGCAGTCAGTGTTTGATTACCTGACCTACCCTGAGGTTGAGCGCACGACTAAATTGATGGACAAATACGGTCTCACCCAAGGCGAAGCCCAACAAGCGCATAAGGTTTGGGAGTTCATGAAGGAGTTTAGGGATCAGACCCAAATCAACATGCCGCAATATATGCTCGAGTTCCACCCTAAACTCCGCTCATTTAGCTGGGCACCTGAACGGGTATTTGGTCAGATGACCACCCCCCAAACTGCCTCATTTTGGGATAGAATGATCCGGCATGAAGGGAAGTGGGATCCGCAAGATGCTCACTTGGGCAGGTTCCTCCACGTTACGATGAGAGAGGGGATGGAGAAAAAGTTCACAGGGAAAGCTCTTGATTCGTTTGAGAAAATGATCGAACGTAAAACTCAAGAGGGCACTTACGTCATCCCCAACGCAGTTAGGTGGCCGTTAACAAACTACGCGAAGTATATGAGGGGGATACCAGATACTAGTCAACAAGTCATTAACAAAACCATGGGTGAGTTCTTCTCCAGGATGAATGACAAGATTAAACTTTTGAATGCCAAGTTACCTTCCGGTGCCCAAATCCCTGAAATGACTTCCCCTCCCCGGCAAGTCCTCCAACGTTTCATGCTCATGTCCTACGCGATGGGTCTTGGCGTCCGCCCCGCCGTTGCCGCCCGTGATATGTTCCAAGCATTCACTGGTGGGTTAACCGTTATGGGTCCCACCCGGTTTACTAAAGCCTTTACCCAAGCAATGTTATCCCCCTCCCAAACCTTCCGGTTTGCTGAATCCGCCGGTGCCCTCCTTCGCAAGAATAACATTGGTGAACTCTATGGCGACATTATGCAGGAAGTCCCGACGTCCGGTCCCGGATGGATGGACCGCCTCACTCGATGGTCGAACACGTTACTGGCGCCGTCTAGATGGGGACATAACTTTGGCCGTGCAATTATGTTCACCGGTGAGTACGCCGACGCGTTGGAAGGTATTAAAGCGTACCGAGCGGGTCGTAAAAGCATTGATCAACTCACTGAATCTACAACCTTGTGGTTTATGGATCGGCCAGCTCAATCTAACCTTTTACGATACATTTCAGACGTCCATGTACCAGCTGAGGATGCAGCAACAAAGGTCGCTCTTGAAGCGGTAGATTTAACCCAATGGCCGTATCGCCGGGGGACCCAACCAACCTTATTGCGTTACGGGGCTGGGCGCATATTCGGTCAATACGGGGTATGGCCGGCTAACTACGCGGATTTCCTATACCGGATTGGGCGTAAATGGTCAGAACGTCCGGACTTAGCTGCGAGAACCAGTGCAACCTGGGTAGCGGTTAACTACGCTGCCACCCATGCGATGGAAGCTATGGGGGCGGATACATCTAAATGGTTTTGGCAGAGTCCCGCCGGGTTTGCAGGAAGCCCACATTGGGATTTCGTCCACTCGTTAATGTTAGCTCCTGAGAATACAGAGGAGGGACGGGCAGCTAGGAAGACAGTGTTGGAGTATCCGTTAAACTTCGTCCCCGCTTTGAGTGAAATGAAATCCGTTGCTCGTGCAATTGAAGACGGTGGTATCAATGAATGGCCTCCTAGTCAGGAGAACTTATTACGCGCCCTCGGATTCAAACCGATCAACCAAGCTATGAGCGACCAAGATTGGGGTGACTTCGTGAAAACGCAATTGGGTTATGAGAGAACCAGGAGAAATCGGTGATCTCCCTTGAGTATATAGCAGGATTTTTCGATGGAGAAGGTTCTATCTTTCCTGATTGGGGTAATAACGAGGTTGGAGTTACGGTAGGTAATCGTGTACTGGAAGTACTTACCTTAATAGAGGAAAGAGTAGGCGGTACCCCTCATACCGATTCTACTGGTTTCACTAGATTGAAGTTCACAAGTAAAGGTTCGATGAGGAATGTTCTAACATTACTCCTGCCTCATCTCATCATTAAAAGAAGGCAAGCTGAGTTAGCTCTAGTGTTTCTATCAACCCCACCTAAACCAGATATTAACAAGCTTCTACGTCACAAGATTTTACTCGCAATCGAAGAACTTAATAAACGAACAAGGAGGATGAAGTGAAATTGAAGATTCTGTTAACGACGTTATTGCTGTTCCTAATTCCCAATTTGGCAAAAGGGCAGCAGTCGGTAAAGCTCTTCTTCGTAGCAACCGCGGTCGACGTGAATGGAACGGAGTCTAGTTTCTCTAATGAAGTTTCAGCTACGGTTACCTCTAACCCACTTCATAACATCGTTGACTTATCTTGGATAGCTAGTACGTCAACCGTCGCGGGTTACAACGTGTACTGGAGTAAGGTATCAGGTGGGTCTTACCAGAAGGCTAACGTAGCCTTGATTTCTGGGTTGACTTTCACCTATACCTTTACGTTTCCATCGCCACCTACGATGAATCCACCAACGGTGCCGTGATGATTTTACTATTACTACTAGCTTTGCAACTTGAAGTTGGACGAGAATACTGGCCTATTTCGATCATTAGTATGCCAACCAATCACCATACCCACGTGTTAACCACCGGGTTGGTTACCTTCACCACAGTTGAAGGTGACGGTGACATCCATATTCGGATGTGTGCGGTTCCTCAGCCTACTTGGGTGAAGGGAATGAACTTAAAGTCCCTAACCTGGATCCGCCAAAACTGCGTGATTGCTGAATGTATCCCTAAGTTACCTTGCAAACAACCTAATGTAGGTCAAACCATCACGGTTAAAGGAATTGCTCGGTTCGACGGCGAGCATAAGTGGTATGAAGTTCACCCCGTTGAGGAATTAACTATAAAGGAGAACTAACATGGCAGGACAAGGTCGAACGCCGGCAGGAGAACGGGATAAACCTGAAATCCCCCAAGTCATCACACATAGTGGTGATGGTGCGGACGAAGCTAAACCGGTGGAGAACGCGATCACAGCAGCACATCCGATGGGGCAAACCCCAGGGTCAGCGTTACCCCCGATTGCTAACACAATTACCAAAGCCGGCCCTAACAAATGAACCCGCTTGAATCCATCGCGGATGCCATTCAGATGTTTGAAGGGTGGCATCCTGGGACAAGATCGTACCGAAATCGTAACCCGGGTAACCTTGAGGGAGGCGAGAAGGTCGACGCGAAGAACTACGATGTATTCAACACGTTTACCGAAGGCTACCAAGCCCTCCTTAACGAACTCGGGGCTAAGTTCAGCGGTAATAACCGTCACGGGATTGGACCTAACTCTACAATGTCTGATCTTATGAATATCTACGCACCTCCGAGCGATAACAACCCTACAACCGCTTACTGTCTGTTTATATGCCATTGGGCAAGTCAAGCGCTGGGGAGTACTATCTCCCCTTCAACCACGCTAGGTGAAATATGGCCAGTGAAAAATTCCTCTTAATCAGTGGTGGGGGTGACGGTCTCGGCCTCGCCCTTCGTCTCAAGATGGAAGGTCACAATGTCGCAATTAGCATTAAGGAACCCAGAGCTAAATCCAACTACGACGGACTCCTTGTCAAACCTAAAAAATGGGACGACTTCCTGGACGCTTCTACAATCGTTATATTCGATAGCTCGGGAGGTGGGCGTACCGCTGACCGCCTTCGAGCTCGTGGGCATTTCGTTTTTGCCGGGTCCACGTTCGCAGACTCCCTCGAACTCGATCGACCTCTTGCTCTCGATTTCATGTCCCAAGCCGGGATACGTGTACCAGAATCCAAAACCTTTCGAAGTTGGGAAAAAGCGAAGGGGTATGTCAAGGAGAGAAACACTCGTTTGGTATTTAAGGCAAGCGGGGATACCGGAAACTTCCTTGGATCGTATGTATCATACGACCCGGGCGATCTTATCGAAATGCTTGACCACTTTGCCGAAGTCACGGCGGGGCAGGGCAAGCCCGAATTTATCCTTCAAGATTTCATCGAAGGGACGGAAGTCAGCTCGGAAGGATGGTTCAACGGACAAGAGTTTATGTCACCCTGGAACCACACGCTCGAGCGGAAACAGTTGATGAATGATGGGTTAGGTCCCAGCGGTGGCTGTGCAGGTAACCTCGTCTGGCTTGAAAGGGAATCCAACCATGTTATTGAAGAAGGCATTGCTCGAATGGCGCCTATCCTCCGTGAGCATGAATACATTGGGCCGATCGACCTCAACACTGTGGTTAACAAGGAAGGCGTCTGGGGGTTGGAGTTTACTCCCCGTTTCGGGTACGATGCCCTCCCTGCGTTACTTGAACTTGTGGAAGGAGGGATTGGGGGAACTATCGCGGCTATGGCAAGGGGTGAGGTTCCAACTTCATTGCCTTTGGTCGACAGAAAGGCGGCGGGGTTGCGGATATCGATCCCGCCGTATCCCAGCGAGCATTTCCACCCGGATGAAGGTATACCTATTAGGGGATTGACAAGGGAGGATAGGGATCATTTGTATTTCTTCGATGTTAAACTTAACGATGCCAACCATCTGGTTTCTACCAACGCGTTCGGTGCAATTGTCACGGTAACCGGTTCCGGTGAAGGAATCACTGATGCGTTCGTCGGTCCTATGGAAATCGCTAAGAGGGCGAAAATTCCACAGAAACAATACCGAACCGATCTCGTCAACGTTTTCATCCGAGAATGGGCGAAGTTCGATCAACTCACCAGGAAGGAGGATGTAGAAATTGCTCTCTCATCACGTGTTTGACATAATTGCAGGGGTGGTATTGGTTTGTTCAATCCTTAGTACGGTGTTACCCCCTTACGAGGTATTCGCATTTGTTCCAAGGTTCCAGGTTGTGTATCGAATCCTAATCGTTTTCATTAATACCATTGGGGCGTTAAACCTCAGAGGGTTGATGATGAAGTTATACCCGTCGTACAAAAATGGAGGAAAAAATGGCAGCATTAGCGTTAAGTCTACTGGGTAGTGCACCGACAATCATCCAAGGGGTTGCTGGGTTAGTCCATGGGATTGAACATTTATTCGGTCACGGGGCTGGCAATGCAAAGCGTGCAGCGGTCTTACAGGCCTTTCAAGGTGGGGTGGAAGCCTACAATGCGGTTGCGGCATCTGCCACTGGGTTGAAGTTACCCCAAATGGATGGAAAAGCTCAAGACGCCCTTGGTAACCTCATTGACGCGATTGTCGCGTTTTATAACGCTACTGGGGTGTTCCCGACTCAGAAGAAGTAATGGGATCGGGTTTAATCACCGCGATAACCTCACGGAGTTCGAGACAACGGAACTTGTGGCCCTCAACCCATTGTTCTATCCCGGCATGACGGGCGAAGGTTACGTGGTCGCCAACCTGGACGCATTCTTGTAGCAAGGGGTCGTTACCTACAGCACGAACGATCCCTTCTGTGGGTTTCGGTGCATTTTCGTCTAGAACTACCACGTGAAGCCCCGCAGCTTTACCTCTAGCGACTAAATCTGTTGCAGGTTCTAAATCATCAACAAACATACGTGCGCCGAATGGGATAATCCTAGACATGACAGTCTCCTTTACAACCAACGTGGCCGCATTTAAGGCAGAAACTGCCGTAAACGGATTTGAACATTGGTGGGACTTTCCTGTTATGGCGCTTAGCTGCTCGCCATTCTAGGAGCCAAATTGACCACCACATAAATCGGATAATAATGATGTTCTGCCAACATCGTTCTTGTCTATTGAGATGGAACAAACGTTCCAAACAAGCACGAAAGACTTCCTGAAGGTTAGTTCCAGGGTGAGCGGTTATGTTACCTGGATATTTAGGCCCCATCCTTGCAACGAATTGTAGTATAACATTAGAGTGAAGAGAGAAGTCGTCCAATTGATGAAGGAAGAATGTATGTCCTTCTTCTATAGTATTCAAGGTTGCCTCCAAGGAATTGGTTCAAGGGCTTTGATGGTGCTGATGGGACCGTTATAAGGTAACTTCTCACTGTTCAGGACGATGAAATCAATCGCACCTTCTGTGTCTTTAATCTGGACGTAGGATTCAAAGATGATGTAACTGCCGGATTCATCCTCGAAGAGGGATTGGTCTCCCGAGGCTACTCGTACAACCCTCCAGGTTTTGTCTTTGTATTGAACTTCACTACCTAGTTGGTATTCTGACACCGCAGGCCTCCAGGTTGTGTTTAATTACATCATCACGCATTGGTTCATCTACGAACGGTGACGAAAAGTTGACAGGCGTTCCATTTTCATCCCACCAAATACGGGAATGTTGTTTGTCGATATAGTTACGATGCCACCCTCTCCAAATCGGTGCGCTTGAGTCGATCGAGGTTACCCCCGCTTGAGCCAAATAAGGAAGCTCATGCACGTCACCATTAACCATACCAAAACAATGTAACTTAAGACTTGGTCTATCCTTTCTGACCATTCTTGCGAAATCAACTCGTGCGAGCGGGTTATCTGTAATAGCATAAGCAAGAGCGCGGGGAATGCCCAACCAAGTGATCCGAGGATCATCAATTGCCTCTGAGTAGGATTCCATAAATCCATGGAGGTCTCCTTCTTCGGATTGTGGGATGTAGAGCCATTGAACGGTTGGGAATTGATCAGACCATGCATCGAGGAAGTGGATTGCCGCGTGCCAAGACTTCTTCCAGGGTTCTAAAGGGTAATCAGGCAGAACGAAAACTTGTGGGTCGTAAATTCTGATTGCTTCAACTAGATAAACGTCAGGTATTCCTGCGCTCTCGTACGCGCCGTTATCCAAGATAATCCAATCACCATCAGTCCTACGCTTCCGGTAAAACTCGACGTAGGCTCCGTCCTTGATATGCGCCAACACCAAATGCGTCTTGCTCAGGGTTGCATAACGTTCTAACCCTGCTGTTGGGCCGATGATACAAAATTCCATATTACTTGTTCTCCCTTCCTAAACTTAAAAGCGTACGACTCACTAACTTGTACCAACCTGGAGAGGTCGTGTATGGAAAGACTAAAAACAACCCTCGGGTCAACCCTGTGCAGCTTCCATCCAAGGGTCGCCGGACTATTAGCTCCACCTCGACTTCTCCTTGTAACGCCAAGCTCCCGCATCCATCGAATAATTGCAGCTGTACTTGTTCCAAGGCGGGAGGAGATGGTTTTAACCGAGAGACCTTCTTGGACATAGAGAGCCTCCAGCATTGCTCGCTTGTTGACGTAACCGGCAATGGGGTCGAGATCGTCCATTTAATTAGTTGTCTCCTTGACTACGACCGGAACGATAACTTCCTTATCAGGTACGGGTAGTCGAATTACTACTGGGTGACTTTGACCTGGGACTGCGTCCATAAGAGGTACCTCAATTTGGAGGAATAACGTATCAGGAGTTTGACCTTGAGGCCCAGTACCTTTACCTGTAGTGATCATTACGCCACCCTCTCTGATTTTGGTAATGAACCCACGAATAGGTTGTTGCCCGATTATCACCTGTACGAGGTTACCTTCGTGAAGTGGCTGTCCAATCCCATCTTTCATTCCTGTCTCCTTTTAATGTAATACACATGCTCTAATTTATCAATATGCTCATCAATCACGTTTGAATCCTTAAGCGAGCCAAGAATCGGTCTCAACTCTGCTCCGTTCAACCTATGTTGTACTCTCCTAAGCAACTCACTATGGTCAATAACACCTCCCGCGTTTCTGATGGCGGTAAGAACGATGTCGGCGTTATGCCCGCTAGCCGTTTTGAACATCTGACGTAGGAGGGCAGGGATGAATTTTTCAACCCAGTCGAGGATTTCAACAGCTCGAGTAAAGCATGACAGACAGAGAGAAAGGTCGCGGTGTTCAACAAGATGGAGGCAGATTGCGATGCGCTTGGCATGGTCGGGCTTGCGCTGGTAATAAGTTGCGAGAATTTCATGCTCAGCGTTTTTAGTTGCGCGTTTGTGGAAAGTGTACCATTCTTTGTACGCTGACCTGCCTTGCGGGTCGAATGAGATTTCACCTTGGATTTCATGGACTTGGGAGATTTCATAAATTAACCTTTCTCGTTGCTTGGGATCTCCTGGACAAGGGATATCCTCTGTTCTAGGGGAATCCTCTTGAACAACCAAAATGTTACGCGCAATAAAGCCACCCCCAACCACACTCTCATCCGTGTTATTGATAAACCAGTCTGCGGTACTACACATAAGTGAAGAGATGGCAATGTCATGCAAAGTCGTTTTTCCTCTTCCGATAGTTTCGCTAGACCAAACATCGGGGCAATCCATAAATCTCGTGATGAGAGGAACAATCCCCTCCATGTATCGTTGTCGCCCGAGAAACACAGCCATTTCGGGTGCATAGATAATTCCTTGTGCATGTTCTTTCATCGCCTCCACGAGTTGTTCAGGGGTGAGTTTTTCACTGTATATCTTGGAGAGCTCGAGAAACGTGAGCATTTCAATGATAATATTCGCAGCCGAGGTCTTTTTGATACCAGAAGGGCCGAGTAAAATGACGCCAAGGTTAGGAAACAACTTATAGTAGCCCATGTTAAACCAAACCCTACGGTTAACAGTAACACCGATACCGACAAGAGCGCAGAACAGATGATACGCGAGAGGGGCCTCCGAGTGCTCAGTGTACGTAAGATATCTGTCGAAGAATCCTCCGGTTGGAACCAATAATCTAAGGTCAACCTCAGCTTGCCTGGGGTCATAACTTCCCCCTTTATCAATCTCAATATCCTCGTTAAGTGACTGCAGTAAGCTCTCCGGGGTGAGATCAAACGTGTGGCAAATGATTGAACGGAGTTCATGTTTATCCCTGTCACTCATTCCTCCGGGAAAGTTGCGCACCCATTTAATCGCGTAATCAAACAGCGGGTGTTCAACGTTTAATAATTTACCCTTGAGGAACTCCTTGAAGATTTCGAGTTGCTCTCGGGTACTCGGCACAGAAATCCTCCCATAACATGAGATCCCCCCAGTTAGGTTTACCAGTTGTTGAGGTTTCTATAGTTCCTACTTTGATCGCGCAAGGGATGAAGAAGTTGTTCATCTCGGGTATAGGCCTTTCGAGACATTCTCTAATATACTCAACAGCTCCGTGCAGAGCTCGCCTTGGGACCGTGAACTGAACTGAATCGTGGACCGGGAAAAGTAATCGACCGCCGAAATCTTTAATACTACTGTAACAGGGTACGATAGCATTCCTAATGAGGATATCAGCTGCGTTACTCTGTCCGGGGTACGCCAAAATTTCATTCCGCATGCCGTTCGCGTTAGGGAACCATCGGATCCGGTTAAAGTAATTCCGCAGATACCCATTCTTGTTTACCTCACTCATAAGAACTTGATGGTAACGTGCCACTGCCCAATGCTCTTTGAAGAAATCGTCGTAGATTTTATAAGCCTGCGATTTGGGAATTCCAAAACCGTCCTCCAAGCTCTTCGCACCTCGCCCGTAGAGCAATCCAAGTGGGCCACTCTTGGCAACAAGGAGTTCCCAAGGGGGGATATCCTTGCGACGGTAAGCCTTTTTAGGAGGTCGTCCAGGTTCGAAAAATGGCTTGTGGAAGATCTCCTCGTAGAAGAGACCGTAGATGTAGGTGCCTTCACGTCGGGCCCTAAGTATGGGTTCATCTTGAGCCGCGTAACCGTAAATGAAAAACTCGATAGCTTCAAAGTCAGCAGAAATGATACAATCTTGTGTAGGGTCATCAGGTATGATAATTGTGCGAGGGTGTATACCGGCCAACTCCTCTGGTATATTCTGCAGGTCAGGATCCTTGGCTTGGACACGTCCCGCAACCTGCCCATGGATTTTATGGCTAGGATGAGCTCTCCCGTCGGATGCATAGATATGCGTGAAGTCGCTCGCCTTCTTGAGCTTACGCATTGTAAGAAGGAGTCCAGCGAGTTGGTTTTGGTACTTATCACGGTACATCTCTAAGACTTTCTGGTCGCAGGAGGGAGTCTTGACCTGGGTCCTGTAACCTGTCTCCCCTGTCTTTGAGTTCGATACATGCTTGTTGCGCTTTCTGTATACGATCGGAAGCTTGAGTGAAGCGAATAGAGCTAGCAATTGCTTTGGACTTTGCCAGTCTACTAAAGGGATCTTCCCGCGCCACCAATCTTCGTACGCGTTCAACGCTTTGTAACATTGTAACTCCATCCTTTGAGCGTGTTCAACATCGCATCGGGTACCGTCAACTTTCATATCAATGACGGCTTGCCAGAGTGACACGTCAGCATCCAAATATGCTCCCCAGATATGAAGTTGCTCCATATACCTCTGTGCGTTACGAGATCCGACGAGGGTGCCGTAAGTGTCACATGCGTTGTATCGGTTGGGATCTGTTTTAGAAAGGTTTTTAGTATAAGGCATATCAGTAAAGAGCGAAAGCGCGGTACCCAAATCCTTGCGTTTAGAGTCACTATAGCACCTGTTTAATTGTAACATTAAATCTATTGGGATGACTGTAAGTTCTCCAAACTGTCTAGCGGAATGATAACCCTCAAAACCCCAGTTGAATACTCGGCAGTACAGGGGTCGATCATGCCGTCCAGTGAAAAGGTTCTTGAGTAGGGATAACATATCACCTGGTACCCCAATACAGTATCCAGGTGCGTGAGAGAGACCTGCAACTTGGATGTCAGTACGACCTGTGCCAAGAAGTTCTTCTTCTTCCTCAGCCGCGCTCTTCTCGGGAGTTTCATAGTCAAGACCAAAGTCGCCTTGAGCGAGGATCTCTTCAATGTATTCAAGGACGATTTTGCTTGTTGGATTATAGTCATAATGCTCCTCGATCCTTACCCCTTCCCCCCTTGCAAACCTAACCGCTTTGGCAACGTCGCAGTCGAAGAAGGTAGCGTCACGGAACCCTGTAGAGGCAACATAAGCTGGGTGGGCGGCGGGGATAATCTGTCGGGATTGTCCCAATGGATAAACACATCCTCTAAGCCAGTTGTTGGGGTTAGGTGGTTTCTTTTGTGACCTGGGTGGACTAACCGTGAGCATCTTTTTTGCTGTAAACCCATGAAACGCCTCCTGACCGAGGGTTAGGATTGTTGTGTGCTGCTCGAGGGTATCCAGCTCCTTCCGTAAGAGAGGTTCACAACACTCGACTGCTCCACTAGGAACTGGAGTTTTAGGTCGCACGAAACATTTAACTGAGTTGGTGACAAACGAGTTTGATCGGCTAAATCCAGCTCGTTGTAGACTTCGCTCAAGTATTCCTCCAGAGCCTCCAATAAACGGTCTACCTTGGGTAATTTCGTCTGGCCCTGGACATTGACCGACAACCACGAGTTTTGCATTACTAGGTCCTTCCCCCCAGACTGGACCTGGGGCGTCTTTAAGTGGGCATTTATGACAAAGTGGTCCGGGTTTGGTCATTCCTTATCTTCCTCATCCGGGTCATCGAACTCGTCTAGGTCATCAGATGATTCGTCAGGTTCTTGCATAACATCTTCTACGCTATCATCCTCATCGTCTGGCGAGTTGGAAGAATCGTTCTTCAAGCTCCGGTTGCTCTCTGAACACCCCATCCAACCGGTAAGTGACAAACTCGGCGGGAGACCTAACACCCCGGATAAGAGTGCATCCGTGTTGGCCTTCGACGAGGACAGCACAACCTTTAATTCCTGTGCAGATTGAATGGACATTGTTGACCACCTCCAAGGTGAATTTTTCTTGCAGGAGTGGGCCTGAGTTTGCTTCATCGAGGACTCGGGCGAGCTTGGACAACCCCAAGACCTCTCCATTTGGGATATAGGCAAGGGAAACATCAAACCTAACCGGTATCAAATGATGTGGACACAACGACCACATTCTATGCCCTCTAAGCATGATGAAATCGGTGTAATCCTCCGGGAAGGTAGCCCACTCGGTATCTTTAGTGGTGAACATCTCTTCGTAAAACCTGGCAACCCGGTTAGGGGTATCGAGGAAGTTACGATCGGCGAGGTTGCAACCCAGGCCTTTCAATATAAGTTCAACCCCGGATTCAATCTTTCCCAGGTCCATGAGTTTCCTTTGTTAGTTGGATTTGTGCTAGAAGTGCGTAAGCGGCGATGTCCTGGAGAGCGTCAAATACCCCTTCACATTTAAGGTTACCTTTATCGATGAAGTTCTGGATTCGAATCATCTTATCGTTAAGGCGGATCATGATACCAACGAACGGGCGGACGTTAAACCTAGTCGACTCCTCAAAGTTTGCTAGGGGTTGGTTGTTATGCCCGTAATCGTGGGACTTAGCAAGGTGAACTTCCTTTAAGTTCTCGCAGAGTTCCATGAATCTCTGACTATCGGGATGTAATTCACTAGTTTGGTCCAAATATCTGGAATCCGGCACTTTCATCCTCCTCACTCGAGGTTCTCGGCCCCGTCATCTGTTTCTTAAACTCCTGCCAACGTGTCATCGCTTGGTCTTTGTGGTCGCCGTAGTGAACCCGTTTGCATTCACCTGTGAGACGGTTAAGCGCTACCACGTCGTAACATAACGTTGGACGAAAGTGCTGACCAAACGCGATCGCGTACTTCCCAACGGTGCTTATAGCTTCATCAATCGGGGTGAATTCTTCTGGTAAACGCTTCACGGTTGTATTTCTCCATTCTCCAGGTGTTCGGGTTGACTTGCTCATGGGCGTTGGTACGTCGGGGTGACCATACCATGAAATATCCACATGAACGGCACTCGTGGCGGAGAGATCCATCGAAGGAAACCTTTTCAAACAAGCACTTTGCCCTCCCACACCTTGGACAAGGAGCATGCATGAGGAGTTTACCTTTAATAGCAACGGTTAATGCGGCAACTATTTGCCCTCGCTGCTCGTCGGTTAAGTTAGCGGATGTTAAGGAACTTATGAAGTTGTATTGAGAGCTTCCACTCGGGTTTGACACGTAATACCTCCTGACAGAGTTTGAAGTTATCCATATCAATGGTTAATTCACCGTTGACGGGTTGAATGAACACGTTTTCGTGTTCACGGATGTCGGGTGGGACTTCCTCGATATGAAAGTCTTTATCGACAAGGAGTTTAATCTCATCCGCAACCTGGATCATAAGAGGGGAGTAACCTTGTTTAGGGCTAACTGTGATCCACCCCAGGTTGGGTTCCCACTCGATGGTGCCTGAGGTTTCAATATGGACAAGGATGCCTCGATCATTGGCTTCATCCATGAGAATATCGAGTTTATCCTTGTGTAAAAGAGGTTCACCCCCAGTAAAGCAAATGTGTTTTTCCCAGGTGTTGTCAAGGAGCTCACGGACACTGGTTTGATCCCCGTGTTGAAAATCCGTATCGCACCAGAATGGACGGTTGTCGTAGGTATGACAAAGGTAGGCGGGACGGCCGGTTTTGAGGATAGGGAAGTCACGGTCCTTGTCGATTTCCCAGGTGACCGATTCAGGATGACGGCCTACGTTACAACCAGCGGTTCTAATAAAATGCATGGGCGTTCCTGTAAATGTTCCCTCACCCTGGAGTGAGTGGAAGGACTCGCTAATCGGGAGGGTCAACTGGGTCATTAGTCCTCCTTAAGTTAGCGTGGTAACGTCTGTGGCAGTTGGGGTGGCAGACTTTAAGATTGATATCTTGATTGTTCGCACGATTACGGTCGTCGTGATGAACCGTAAATTCGACTGGAATGGGTGGATGCCGGCGATGACCGAACGTCATATCGAAAGGTCTGGTTAACATCGGTTGGTGGCAGAAATAACAATCAAATCGGGAGAGACACAACCATGTGAATTCTCTCAACATTTGTAACTCACTTTTGGTTCCTCGTTGCATTAAACTCCTCTCTTGTCAACTCCGCGTAACTCGTACAGGTTTCCTCTAGTGCGAGTTTGGACCAATATGATTGAAGTGTTACTTCTTCATCTTCATCTTCATCCGTTTCGATCAATTGACCTGGATAAGGTGTGAAAGGCTCAGGAGTGTGATCTTTCCTGATTAAGTGGTAAACGTCAAGGCCCTCAATCTGCCCTGCGATCCAGATGAGTAAGTTCTCACTTGATGGGTAAACGTCTTCGGTTAACCCTTCGACATCGAATCCATGAAGTTTGGGAATCCATTCACCTTGGACTTCCCAAGCACCAAGATGACGGTGATCGAGCCGTTCGACTAGAGGAGTCATTACTTTTGATATATCCGCGAAATCCTGGACAAAGCCGGTTTCTTGGTTAATACTACCACTAATTTCAACGTGCAATACCCATGAATGACCATGTAACCTGGAACACTTCCCTGGATGCTTCGGCAACACATGACTTGCTTCGAACCGGAATGTTTTACGTAGTAACATTTACCCTCCTCACTCGCGGCTGGCACCCGTGCAGACTCATACGCGACCTGTGGCGATATCCCAAAGCTCTCGCAAATCCTTGCGAAAACTCATCTTCTGGAACTTACCCCAGTCCACAAGTAATGCGTATAGCAGGATCGCAACATAAGCTAAACCGCCAAGAATGATGCAACCAAGAAATCTGATCATTGGCATCCTTTCACGCATCGCGGCGTCGGCTTCTCCGGCCAGCACGGGTAAATCCACGTCGTTCCATCATCGAACTCGACCGGCACGCCGCAGGCAGCGCCTTGGGGGAAGGTAGGAGCGTCACGTTCGCATATGACATCTTTTGGAACAGGTGGCCAAGCAGTTACGGACACGATACTCCAATCCACTAGCGCGCGCCAACCCTTTGGACATTCAATGGTGAAGCCGTCTTGCGTCCAAGTCACTTTCGGCACCGGTGCTTTTACCTTGCCCGGATAGCGGGAGGCGCAGCCATTCAGGATCAGCATAAGTAATAGCAAATGCTTCCATGTCGCAAATGGATGTCTCACTAGTTCGCGGATCACGATCCATAGCCAACGTTTGAACGATAGTTTTATGGCATCTCCTTGCCGCGCGGAACGAACGAGCGGGTCATGACTTATCTCTCAGTTTGTTGAGCCAACTATGGAGCGTGATTTCTAGCCCATCGCTGTAACGAACATGAATCTCCAATGTCCCGAAACTGAGCATCCATAACCCGAACCAGAAAATCGTCCTCATTGTCCACACCCACAGGCATCAGATTCTAAGCAAGAGACTCCAGCATGAAGACGATGTCCGCAATCTGGACATTTAGCCCCCACCTTCTTCCCGTTGGCTTGCTGTTCCAGAACAGCGATGTGTTCAGTAATCGCTTTCTTTATTGTTGAAAGCTTGCAAGTACAGTAATCCCCTTCAGGACCGTCCGTCTGGTTAAAGGAACAGCTTCGCAAGTGTTGATTTGTAACTAGGGGCTTCCACCACTCCGCTTCATCCAGTCGCGCCTTGGCGAGAAGCACGTTTAGTCGCTCAACGTCATCGCCGGTCAACGGCCCAGTGAATTCTCGTTCCAGTTCAGCTTTGCTCATCCACATTGCTGCTCTCCCTGCTTGTCTGGCTGCTCTTCTCCTGCCGTGGCAGGCATATCGTCCGGCATAGCCTCCGGGTAATCGGTTTTGCAGGCAACGCATTGGCAATCTGAGTCATGTGCCGTGGCAGGGCGCTTGATTTGCAGCGGCTTACCACGTGGACCTGAATACCATT